AAAAGTTAGAGATGATAATCAATCCTCCGGCTGGCTGGACGTTCATTTATACCTGGCCCGTTCCGTAACCCCCGATGGCTCTGCCTGTAGCCAATAACGCCGAGGGCGGTACCAGTGGCACTACTGTAACCACAGCCAACTCTGGCGGTACGTCTGGCGCTGCCTTCGATACTGTCAACATCGGCGGCACTAGTACTCTTACAGCCGACAACGCCCATGCTGCTCATGGCAGTCTTTCCTACAAAATAGTCACCTCCAGCGGTGCTAACGCCTACCTGCAATGGCTGGCGTCGATTAGCACGCAGACAACGGTCTATGGGCGTCTGTATTTTTACGTCACAGCCAACCCGACCGCCAACCTCTCCTTGGTCAGCTTCCTGTCGGGTGCCACCAACACCGCCAGAATCCGGCTTACCTCCGCGGGCAAGCTGGCGATCGTAGACACGCTTAATGCGACCGCCGTCACGTCCACAAACACTGTCACACTCAATGCGTGGAACCGGATCGAGTTCACATTCACTTTCTCGGCCACCACTGGCTCTGGCAGCGTTTCGCTCTATCCTACTGATTCGGTCACCGCCACTGAGACGATTAGCACCAGCGCCCAGAACTTCGGGGCGGCAAGCTCGGACACTGTCCGTTTCGGAGTTAACGGCGCACCAGCAGCAATAGTTACGCTCTGGATGGATTCCATCCAGGTAAACGCCACCGGGCTCCCTGGTCCAGATAATAGTTCAGCAACGGCTGCCCCTAGTGCGATTGCAGGTACTGGCTCCCTCCCCGCACCTACTCCTACCTCAGGATCGTTAGCTACTCCAACCACAGTCTCAGGCGTAGGATCACTTCCTAACCCGAATCCTAGTGTCGGATCAACAACTTCGCCAGTAACAATCTCCGCTATAGGATCGTTGCCCGCACCCTCTGGCAGCTCCGGATCGCTAGTTACACCGACCCAGGTTTCTGCCGTAGGAGCAACTCCAGTACCGTCGCCAAGTGTCGGAGCGTCATCTGCTCCGATAACGATAGCAGGTGCAGGATCTCTCAAAGTCCCCACGCCTAGCATCAGCTATCAGGCTGCCCCAACCACAATCGCAGGCATTGGCTCAATACCAGCCCCATCCCCAAGTGCGGGTACGAGCGCAGTTGCACTCCCCGCAACAGTCTCAGGCGTAGGATCACTTCCTAACCCGAATCCTAGTGCGGGAGCTCTTGCCACCTCGACCACGATCTCTGCTGTAGGAGCAATCCCAGTACCGACCCCCAACGCCGGAGCCTCTGCACTACCTGTCACAATCGCAGGTATAGGATCCATTCCTGCTCCTACGCCAAGTATCGGAATGCTGGCCACGCCTACAACGATTGCGGGAGTAGGATCACTTCCTAATCCGTCCTCTGGCTCTGGGGCGAACTCACTGCCCACTACAATATCAGGTATTGGCTCCCTCCCCGCACCTACTCCTACCTCAGGATCGTTAGCTACTCCAACCACGATAGCGGGTGCGGGGTCACTTCCAGCACCGATCCCTAGCGTCGGGGCGCAAGCTGCTCCAGTAACAATCGCCGGGACAGGTACGGTTAAGATTCCAAGCGGTACCATCGGGACTCTAGCTACTCCCGGAACTATTTCCGCTATTGGCTCACTGCCTGCCCCCACAGGTAGTTCGGGGACACAAGCCTCTCCCGCAACAGTCTCAGGTTCATGTTTACTTCCAGCCTCAGCCACAAGTACTGGATCTCTTGCCACTCCAACTACGATTTCGGGAACAGGTACGATCACTGCTCCTACGCCAAGTATCGGAATGCTGGCCACGCCTACAACGATTGCGGGAGTAGGATCTATCCAGACTCCAGCCGCTAGTGCAGGATCGGGGGTCACAACTGCTCCGACCACGATATCAGCGATAGGCACAGTTCGGGCACCCACGCCTAGCGTCGGAATGCTGGCTTCACCAGTAACAATCGCTGGCATAGGATCAACACCGATACAGGCTGGCAGTTCCGGATCCCTTGCCACACCTACGACGATCGCAGATATTGGTTCGGTCCCTGCGCCAACAGCTAGCAGTGGGAACAGTGCCACAGCTCTTCCCACGACCATTTCTGGCATTGGCTCAATACCAGCCCCATCCGGTAGTTCTAGTAACCAAGCTTTTCCGATAGCTGTCGCTACAACAGGAACCGCAAGAGCTCCGAGCGCAGGAGCTGGCGCTACGGCAGCCGCACCAACAATCACAGGTGTTGGTTCAGTTCCAGCTCCGACCTCTGGCGCAGGCGTCACGGTATTTCCTGCAACGATCGCAGCAGTGGGCGCAGTCTCAGTGCCGACACTCAGCGCAGGGTCTATCGCCACTCCAGGAAAAATATCTAGCGTAGGATCTACTCCCGCCCCAACAGGAGCAGCGAGTGCTCTGGCTGCTCCCGTAACGATTTATGGCGTCGGGACTGTTAGGGTTCCGACTCCCAGCTCCGGGGCGCTGGCTGCTCCAGCCACGATTGCAGGGGCAGGATCTACAAATGCACCGATTAGCAGTACAGGATCTCTTGTAACTCCAATCACAGTCACAGGTATCGGTACAGTCAAACCACCCACGCCTAGCTCTGGGGCATTAGCCACTCCAGGAAAAATATCTAGCGTAGGATCTACTCCCGCCCCAACAACTATCGCTGGGATTGGAACTATTGCATTCCCCACAACTATCTCTGGGGCGGGTGTTACTCCGAATGACCAGGCTAGCGTCGGCTTTGGTGCTACGGTCACTACCGCTATCATTCATGGGATAGGGTCAATACCGTCGATCTCCCAAGTGTCGGCAGGATATGGAATCTTATCTTTCCCAGTCAAAGTATCATCCGTCGTTGGTCTGCCAAATCCGCATACCTTTATCATAGCACTAACAGACATAGAAGATCCAGACAACAGAACAACCGCCGGTACCACCAAGAACACTACGACTTTAGACCAGACTGGTACCATTACCACTGTGACCAAGCCCTCTCAATCTATACGGATTGGATAACGGATGAACGATATTTACGCTGGAGAGATAGTTTGGATCAGAACTGTAGTTACAGACCTGAATGGCACGACCATTCTGATCGCTCCAGACGTGACCTCTGTGACTCTGAGCATTTCTGATCCGACGAACACGAGTCTTCTGTTGAATCAAGCGTTGATCTACAACGCTGGATTCGTCAATCTAGACGGTAGCACCGGGGCTTGGGAATACAAGTGGCAGAGCCCAGCCCAAGAGGGGTCGTACCGGCTAATGATAGTAGATCTTGGGCCAAACCTTCTACGAAAGACATACAAGGTGTTGCGGCTCAAGAAGAATCCGACTCCATTTATATGACGAAGTCTATCCTCGAGCTGACAGCCGACATCCTTGATCCACCAGGAGAGCGTTGGCATCCGCTTCCTCATCAAATCCCACCAGCGGGCAACTGGTTCATCTGGCTATTGCTGGCTGGTCGAGGTTCTGGTAAGACCGAGGCTAGTGCGCAATATTTCCATGATCATATCAATGGACCGCCATGTATCCCTAGCGTTCCTGGCGGTCACTGGCCTGCTATCATAGCCCCAACCTTGGGAGACGGCGTCACGTCATGCGTGAACGGACCGTCTGGACTCCGCAAGTTCGACAGTACCGTCAAGGTCACACAGACTGTCGGCGGGGCAATGGTGAAGTGGAGGAATGGTGTCGAAGCGAAAATCTTTGGAGCTCATACTCCTGAAGATGTTGAGAGGCTTCGTTCTGGTGGTAATCGTTGTCTCGTTTGGGGAGAAGAAGCTGCTGCCTGGAGATATCTGGATGAATGCTGGAAACACATGCGTTACGGTCTTCGTCTTGGTCCTCGTCCTCACGCTATCGTATCTACTACGCCTAAGAATAAGAAGATCATCAAAGATTTGATCGCTGCTGCCAGAACGGGTAGAGTAACAGATGACATGGGCCTAGTTGTTATGACGAAAGCCACGACCAAGAGCAATCCCCATCTTCCGCAACATATCAGCAACATGCTGTTCGCTGATTACGGCGGCACTCGGCTCGGTCGTCAGGAGCTATACGCCGAAGTTATCGAAGACGTTGAGGGTGCAAGCTGGACAACAGGCATGATCGATCCATATCGCCTAGACTCCGTGAGGCAGCCCAGAAAGTACGACCAAACGATTGTAAGCGTTGATCCTCCAGCTAAGGCGCTAGGTGCAGAGTGTGGAATCATCGTGTCCAGCAAACTGCGGAAATGGCTGCCTACCGCTCATGACCCATTCGCCAAGCTGTCTCATGCCTTCTTGCGAGACGATCGCAGCAAGCAAGGCACCCCGAATGAGTGGGGCAAGGCTGCGGTAGAGGCTTATTACGACTGGGATGCAGAGCTGATGATAGTCGAGACCAACAATGGCGGAGATATGGTCAAGAACACAGTGCGTAATATTGATCCGAATGTTCGCATCGTGGAGGTTCACGCCAGCCGAGGGAAACAACGTCGTGCCGAACCAATCGTCAACCTGTATGAGCAGGGGCGCTACCATCATGTAGGGGTATTTCCTCGCCTCGAAGAAGAAATGACGACCTGGAACGAAGAAGACCCGCCGGACAGTTGGGAATGGCTTCCTCCGGCAGATGGCGCAGAAGTGTCACCAGACCGGATGGATGCCCTAGTATGGGGTGGCACCTACTTAATGATCGGTGCCACGCAGACCAAACAATCGAGAACCGGAGACACCCGACTGAAAGGTCGTAGATAGTAATGAGGCATCCCCTGAGAATATTCCTAGATAGCTGGAGCTATCTAGATTACAAAGAGGTCTTCGGCTATCGGACTGGACCTGCCGCTCAGCTTATTCCTGGCTGGGTTGGAGATCATTATCGACGTCTCCAGGCATACACCATTCTCGAATCGTACTGCCGCAACGTAGCTCATCTATGGCTGCGACATCCGATTGATGAGCAGAGCTACTCTCGGCGAGAATACGGTGACCCTAGCACCATCGTCAATCAGATTCTTGCCAGTCTGATCGGAGACAAGCAAACCCTCAGCATTCCAATGGCTGAAGGTGAAGAACCAGACGAGACTGCCATGGAGCAACACGACGTTCTCAGCCAATGGATGGATGACGAGGGGATCTCACTGAAGATAGTAGAGTGCGAACGTCACTCTGTAAAGCTGGGTGACGGCGTGTACGTTCTTGGTTGGGACGCAGACAAGGAACGACCCAGACTGCGAGTCTACAATCCAGGATTCTATTTCCCTGTTCTTGAAGAGCACAGCGAAGAAGAGTTCCCAGACAAGGTTCATATCGCATGGGAATACGAAGAGAAGAACAACTATGCGGTCAACGGCATCATTAAGAAGGTAAGACGCAAGACTTGGGAGCTAGTAGATCTCGATTCGCCACGGATGTATCCATGGAACCTCAAGCCGAGCACGAAGACGGTGCTCTACACAGATGCAACTTGGTTCCTAGAAAATGCCAGTGGACAGATAGAAACCCTCGAGCCAACAAAGGCGATCTACGACCATGACCACGAAGACCTGGAAATCGACTTTATTCCAGTTGTTCACATTCCCTGTTTCGTTAGCGATAGTGGGGAAGAACACTTTGGGAAAAGTGCGCTCGCAGAAGTTCTTCAGATATTTGATGATCTCGTGGCTACGGATACTGATCTTCAGGCTGCTAGTGCGACCACTGGCACACCTCCGATTGCTCTCAGTGGTGCTTCTGCACCCAAGGACGAAGATGGCAACATTCGTTCTTACGGTCCCGGCACCGTTTGGGAAACTGGAGACGGAACGGCGACGGTCATCGATACGTCACACTCACTTGATGCCCTTACTACATACAAAAACGACCTGCTGTCTCGGCTCGCAGTCAATAGCCATGTGCCTGAGGCACTACTCGGGAGAATAAAGCCCAACGAAGTTCCTTCAGGGATCAGCCTAACACTGAGCTTCGCCCCGCACACAGCCATGATCAACGAGATGCGTCTCATTCGGCACTACAAGTATTCTCTACTGATGAAGTTCGTGGCAAGATACTTTTTACAGAATGCAGACCTGGCGGAGATTTTCCCAGCGAGCATTCGGTTCGGTAGTTTCTTGCCAGCCGATAAGACAGAAGCGCAGGTGCTGGTCACTAACCTGCTGGCAGCCAAGGCGATCAGCCCAGAGACGGCGATCAGGATTCTGATGTACGCTGGGTTCCCGATTGATGATGCGGCAGAAGAGATTCAGGACATTCAAGCCAACGACTTCGATGCCGCAGACAAGATGCTGACAGTTACCGGAGACGTTGAAGAAGTTCGTAAGCGTCTTGGAATGTCAGGACTACCACCAACGATACGGAATGCACCGCCAGCACCGGCACCAGTGCCACCGGGACCAGTGCCAGGGCCAACGCAGCCGCCAGGGCTACCGCCCACGGTGCCGCAGTCCCCGCCAGTGCCTAAGCCTGCGCCTCCCGCTCGCTAGGTGTACCCTTAGCTCACCGGGATAAACCGGAATACCAGGAATGGAGAGATTATGACCGTAATACCGCCAGCGCCAGCGCCAGGACCGGCCCCGGCACCGACACCTCCCGCTCCGGCACCAGCTCCAACGCCACCAGAACCAGGGAAGACCTTTACGCAAGAAGATATCACCAGGATCGCAACAAGAGAAAAGGCAGAGGGGCGCACTGCTGCTACCAACGAACTCCTGAAGAGTCTTGGCGTCGAGACGATGGAACAAGCTCAAGAGATCTTGAAGCGTCAACGGGACGCTGACGAGGCGACCAAGACTCAGCAACAGAAGGATGCCGAGAGGGCAGCCAAAGACCGAGAGGAGGCTGCGAAGGAGAAGACTAGCGCCACTCATGAGCGGATGATGGCGAAGATTGAGAGGGCGTTGGTGCGTGCAGGCGTCCAGGATGGTACCCTGGACGACGTGGCCAAGCTTGTGACCATCGACGACCCTTCAAAGGCTGACGACGGCGTGATCAAGACGGCTGTTGAGGCACTGAAAGCTCGGTTGCCTATGCTTTTCGGACCGGCATCGCCGGAACCAGGAAGTGGACCTCCCAAGCCGGGAGATCCTGGTCCTGGTCCACGACCTCCCAAACCCGGGGATATACAGGGACAGGCGAAAGCGATGTTAGAGCAGCGGCACGGTGCCGCTCTTGCGAAGAACCGAAAGTGAGGATACCGCATGGCGGTAGACATTCAGGTATACACTGAACAGTTCCTCGGGAATGAGGATCGGCGGTGGCTCGGCTCTCGAATGGGGGTCAGCGTCATGCGTACGATTACTCTGGCCCCGTCTCTGTTCACCGCAGCCCACATCATCAATGGAACCCTGATCAGCGGAATGGCCTTGGGTAAGGTCACCGCAACTGGTCTCTGGGGTCCGTGGGAAGCGGCTGCTGTTGACGGTCGTCAGTTGCTCGTGAATGTGGGGCTGCTGTTCAGCACCATTGCGATCGGACACCCGGACGAGGTCGGATTCGACTATACCAACGTCGGTTCTCAAGCCACAGCCCTTTTCTGGGGTCCTGGCATCGTGAAGACTGGCTTCCTGCCAGTAGCCGGCACCTTCGGCGGCTCCCTCAAGGGTATCGTTACGCCTGCCTTCCAGGCTGCGCTGCCCATGATTCGGTGGGAGTGACAACATGGCCGGAAACATGGTTTTCGATCTTGTGGTTCCCCAGCTTCTGATCGACTACGTCCGGGCCTACGACATTGAAGTGTTGCGACCTGAAGCGCAGTTGACGCTGGATCGATTCTTGCCGAATCGGTTCATCGAAGACCTGGACTTCCGCATCCGCAAGGGCACGCTGAACGACGTTGACGTGGCCGAGTACAGGGCGTGGGATACGCCAGCGACCATGACCGGTCGTCCTGGCATCCAGTACCTTCGTGGCAGCTTGGGACCTGTCTCCCGACAGATCCCTCTCGGTGAGGAAGAGTACCTCCGCACCCAGACGCTGCTTCGTGGAACGAATGATCCGGTCATCCAGGCGATCTACGATGACAGCGAGCGCATGATCAGGGCTGTCCAAGCCCGTATCGAGCTCGCTCGTGGGGACACCATCGATGATGGGAAGTTCACCCTGAACGAGAACGGTATGGTCATGGAGGCCAACTTCAACAGGGTTGGAGCCATGAGCGTCACTGCGGCAAACCTTTGGACTGACACTGTTCTCGGGAAGCCGCTCACCGATCTCTTGGCCTGGGTGGACGCCTACGTCATTCAGAACGGAATTGAGCCAAACCTGCTCCTGATGAGTAGGACCCGAGTGGCCAATCTGGCTCTCAATGCTGAGATCCGTGGGTACGCCGCAGCGGGTGGTATCACGCCAGCCCGAGTTAACGCAGCCACCATCGCAGATATCTTCGCATCTGAAGGTCTGCCTCAGGTGGAACTGTACGACACGCAGGTTCGTGTGAACGGCACTCGTACCAGAGTCCTGAAGCAGAACAAGGTCTACATGATGCCAAACACAGATCAGGCATTCGGACACACCTTCTATGGTGTGACGCCCGAGGCGCTTCTTCTGGCTGAACGCAACATGATCGACCGGGCAGCCATGCCAGGCGTTGTGGCTGTCATTACTCGTACAGAGCATCCGGTTCAGACGTTCACGCTTGGCTCGGCACTTGCCATGCCAGTCATGCCGAACGCTAATCTGGTGCTGGACGCAGTCGTCGCTTAGCAGTGACAACCGATGATGGGGGCGGGGAGTCTCGTCCGAGGAATCCAGTAGGAAGACAGATCCGCCCCCATCAACCAACCGATTCGAGTATAAAAGGGAGTATCATGCCACAGCTACTAGCCAAGACACATTTCCATGTTTTCGTTGAGGGGGAAAATCACAAGTTCGAACCAGGAGATGTTGTTCCGGCCAAGATCGCTGCGGAGATCAGTAACAGAGAAGGATGCCTAGAGGAAGAGGGCACTCAACAGATCGACTACAAAACTCTTCCGACGCAGGTGCTCCGAGAGATCGTGATGGGTAGAGAGCTGGATCCAGCCAAGACAAAGCGTGCGCTCATCGCCCAACTGGAAGAAGACGACAATGTCCGGGGTGGATGACGGAAGTGGATACTCTGCGTTCGACGACTATGACGTTCAGGGAGATTTCAACGAAGATGAACCATCTGAGTTCACTCCGCTGGCAATGCTCCAGGATAGTGACTGGGAGACTATTCGAGCGTGGGTAGGGCCAGGACCGTCAGACGACGAGATCGCTGGACGATTCGACCGGTTCCAAGACATCGACAAGGTCATCGAGGAAACTCTGCGCAACAAGTTGTCAATCTTACTCGAACAACCCGCCAGTATCGGATTGAACGATGGTACGACCATGAGCACCGACGCCAATATCAATGGTCTACGTGAACTTCTCCGTAGTTTCATTGCTAGAGGCGGATCGAGATCCACCGAGCACGTTGTTCCAGGAACAGTGCAGATCGTGAAGATCGCCAGGAGCAAGCGACACACTAGGCGCTAGTCGTGGCCTCAGATCGCCAGGACAAGAGAGATGCACTCGCTCAGTCTCGGGGTTTTCGCAACTATTACGATTATCGTGATTGGGTTGCGAAAGAGATGGGATACACCGGATATTCCGAGCAGCGCCGAGCACGTTCATCCGGAATAGGGCTCAAAGGTGCGGATGTAGCTGCGAAACGCAGTCTCACAGGCATTCTACAAAAAACCCAAACACAGATTCAGGCTGTAGAGGCGAAAAAGCCATTTCTCTTTAAGTTTCAGCGAGACCAGATAGACGTACAAAAAGAGCTCACTGGTGCAATGGCCCAGGGACCGCTTGGAGACATTCTCAGAAAGTTCGGCTCTACGCAGGCCGACATCAATGGCATTCTGAACAGAATGGCCTCTAAGGCGGTTTCCTATGGAATAGGTGATCCCAGCAAACTAGGATCGGACGCTTACGCCGCTCATAAGGCGATAACAGAGTTATTAAAGACTAACTACGTTTCTGCTGCTGAATTCATTAAAAACGGGCTGCCCAGCTATCAAAAAATGGCGATGATGGCCGGGGCACAGGGCGGCAAGCTAGTAATCAATCAAGTTCATCAAGACAGACTCGCTAAGGTGCAGAAAGACGCAATCGGCAACTTGCAGCGGGGTCTTGTCGGAACTCAACGAACAAGCAAAGAAACTTTAGTTCAGTTAAGGACCGCCGGCAGTAATCGACAAGCCGCTGGCATTCTGGATCGACATGGTGCGAAAGCTGTTGTGTACGCAGACGGCACTAGGCGCAGTTATGGCGATTGGGCCAGTGCGACCACTCATGCTTTATCTTCTCGGCTGTACAACGAGTCTTACATTCAATCAGCAGTAGACAACGGCGCAACAAAGTTCATCATTAGTGACGGTGACGGATGTGGACTTGTAGAACACAACGATCCTCAGCAAGCCAATGGCATGATCGTAGATGCAGAAACAGCGGAGGAGTTTATTATCGCTCATCCGCATTGCGTAAGAACTTTCGAGATCTATACAGGTCCGAAAAATCCAGAAAAAAAATATGGGAGAGATACGTTAGGCAGACTTATTGATTCTGCTGGAGCAATCATAGAACATGCTGTGGTCAGTGCTGTCAAGGCCAGCCTTGTGGCTACAGCAGAACAAACTCTTCTAACGTTCGTCAAGCAGCAGAGTCTAGACATCGTTGGTCGAGATGTGATTCATAATGCAGTAGAGCCAGCGGCACAAAGTTTCTTGGGAAGATTCAAGCAAGTACAGTTCCCAGAGATTATAGATATCGCCACAGGAAAACCTAAGATCTTTACAGAGGCGCAGATAGCACAAGATGTCTTGAGCTATAGCGATAAGTTCGCAAGCGGAGACATCGCCAGCGTGCCGCAACACGTTCAATATATCTTGACCGGTACTGGCGGATCAGTAGAACCGGTCCCTCTCGGGCAAGATATGAATCGTTTTGCTAGCATGATGGATCGTAGTGTTAGACCAAGTCTGAACCTTGTTGGAGACTTCTTCTCCAATACCTCAAATGAAGGTATCCGTCAAGCATTCTTCGACTCTTGGTCAGATATCGGCGCCGGTCAGTTTAGTCGCGATAAGTATCTCAGAGTAAGCCTTCCAGGGATCACTAGAGATATCAGTGCAATGGGGAAAAATCCCGGTATTCGTCTTGACCTGAAGGGCCTCAAGATCATCACTGGCAACGTCACGAAGACTCTAACCGGCGAGCGTTCTAACCTTGCTATCAGCCCCAATGCTCTGATCAGAGCTGGTCTTCACATGGACAGCATCAAGGGCGGAGTCTTACAATCCATCACTCCGTCTCTACGGCTGAACTTGCCAGGACCCATCCATATACAAACCACGCTGAACAGAGCTACCACTGATGTATTAGCCACTGATAAGACCGGAAGAGTGATTGCTCCAGCGGGAAGAGTTCTCAGTCTCAGTACACACTTGAACTTTGTTACTCCAAAGGGTATTCTTAGAAACCTACTTCCTGATACATTCGACAATGTGCAAGTCACCAATGCTATTAATCATTTAGGACTTGATCTGGGGGCCAACATGCGTTGGGATCTACGCAGACTTGGTCTAGACTCTCTCAGCAGTATCAAAGATATTAGATGGGAAGATATACAAAGACTGATCAACAATAGCAAGGATGATATAGACCCTCTCACTGGCTGGCATCTGGGACAAGCCATGTTTCGCATGACCGATATCACAGCCAGAATACAGATGTACAACGGAACATTCTTCGACTTCCTTAGTACCTTGCGCTTGAAGTTCGAGAATCAAGTTGAACAAGACACCGCTAAGGTAATGTGGCGTCTGGGGCAGATAAGTTTAGAAAACAAGGGGAGTATCTTTCCCCAGACCAAGTTCAAGACTCAAATCTTCTCAACTAAGGCCGTGATTCGTGAGTCTCCGAAGGACATAGCGGCTGCTGCTGAGAAGGCTAAAAGAGAGTTTACTCCCAAATACAAATCGCAAACGAAGTTTGCAGAGGCTCGCACAGAAGCAGAAAGACTAGCCAAACAAGAGGAACTACGGATAAGAAGAGAAGAGGCGGCTAGACAGAAAGAGTTTAGCAAGAAGCGCATCTCAGACATGAACGCTCAAGTTCTATCCGGAAAAGCAAAGAGTTGGCAGAAGATCAATCTTAAAATCCAGCAAGAGGCAGCCAAAAAGCAGGAAGCTGCTCGCATGGAGAGAAACGCTAGGAACCGGGAGAAGTATTGGGCTAAGAAAGGTCAGCCGCCCCCTCCTGCGAAAAGTGTTCTTGTTAAGATGAGAAAAAACGAGACACAGGTGATCAAAGATCGAAAGACAACGCAGAAAAAGATCAACAAGTCGGGGTTGACCATTGTAAAAAATCCGATGGCGAGTTCGAGAAATCTCCCCAGAACAATAGTAGACCGCAGCTTCATTGCTAAGCGTGACTCCCTCGTCACGACAGTGAATAGTAGATTTCAGTCGATCTACGAGAGACTACCTAATCTTCCTCCAGTTAAACTAGACTTTGATCGACCAGTTAGCAATCCGCGAACCAACTTGGCAGAATGGTTTAATCCTTATTCAGAGCCTAGAGGACCTTTCGTTGCTGGCACAGAAGGAACTCTGAAGCCGATCGAGGGAAATGGCGTCATAGCCGTCAATAAGGTGATCGTTCTAAATCCAAGTCTTCATGACGAAATAAGGAAAAGATTTGTTGAGACCGGATACACCGTAAGGGGAACTGAAGCTCCGATTAACACCTTCGTTCATGAACTAGGTCATCATGCTGTTCTCTTGGCTCGTGAAGAAGATCAGAATAGACTCATACTTTCTCTTCTAAGCGCCAGGGCTCCAGGCATTGCATCTGCTTCAGCTAAGGAACTAGAACACTTCGGAGAGAAAACAATGGCAGAAAGAATAGCTATCTTTGATGCTTGGCGTATAGGAAATGAAGATAAGCTTCAAGGTCTCATCAGCAAGTACGCAGCCGTGAATAACTATGTTGAGTTCACGGCAGAGCTTTTCCTACAGGCGGTTGCCCCAGGAACTACCCAAAACGTATACACTGGCATTATGTCCAGTTGGCTAGATAAGGCATGGGGATGATATGCTAAGAGGCCCGATCATATGCGATAGTTGTATTCATTTCGTTGTTGGACAATGGAACATGGAGACCCTCCAGCCGCCTCTAAAGGTGGGAACATGCTCTGCGTTTCCCGACGGTATACCAGATGAGATTGGCGTCAACGGTGCTGACCATCGAGTTCCATTTCGTGGTGACCACGGCATTCAGTGGGAACTACGCCCAACAGCCAAGTTCGCATTAGAGATATGGGAAGAGCTGGCTCCCGTCGGTAGGCGAGGGAAGAAATAGCTCCTACGGCGCTATGCGCTACCCTGGTGGCATGGTTGCCAGGGTCTTCCTTAACGGTACGGAGCAGAGCGATAGTGCTATCGTTTATATTGAGCTGACAGGGGTCACTAGAGATGTCAAAACTGGAGACCTTGTCCGAACCCTAAACGCCAAGGCAATCGAGGAAGAGGCTCTAGCAAGACTGACCTGGGGCGGCGGATATACCATCAGTGAACTGGTTCTTCAAGTAGTAGCGGAGAAGCTAGATGCTTCTTGATGTTTCCCCCATCCTGGCGATCATGGACAAGATCCTAATAGATACTTGTCTCATTGATCGAGATGCCGAGGCAGATGTTTTCGACCCTGTACTTGGAACCTATACGTCGGCTGCACGCATCAAGATATATCAAGGCCCATGTAGTATCGCCTCTCTGAAGACCACCAGACCCACAGCCAGATCAAGCTCAGAAGGCGGTGCGCTTAGCATCGACGTTAGTGTCTGGCTGACTTTGCCGCTGCGATTCTTGGGAGAGATTCTTCCAAAGGATCTAGTTACTGTCGTCAGTAGCAACAATCCCAATCTTGTAAAGCAAATGTTCACTGTTCGTGAAGATGCAGAGACCAGCACCTATAGCGTCTCTCGTAGATTTCTCCTTCACAAGTTCACTAAGGTCCCAACCTAATGGGAGACATGTTTAGCATAGATATTAGTCAAGTAGAGCTAACTCGGAAACAGTTCGATCAGTTCAAGGTAAACATGGCAAAGGGCATCAAAGAAATAACAAGACAATACGCCGATGTTCTTAAGGATCGAGTTGTTCACAATGCAAGCGGAGCTCCTGGACCAGAGATAGTTACCGGAGAATATGTCAATAGTATTCATGTAGAAGAAGGGTCTCAGAGTTCCTTCGGAACTGGATTAGGGTACGGAGATGCCACGGTTAGTACGAACTCTCCGTATGCCGCTCGGCTAGAGTACGGATTTGTAGGGGCAGATAGTCTTGGACGAATATACGACCAGCCTCCATTCCCGCATTGGCAACCAGCCGTAGACGTAACGGAGCCAGAATATCTCCAGGCTCTTCAAAATGCTGTTCCTGTGTGGTGGAATGATGCTGCTAAAAAGTGATCTTGATATAGCTGTTCAGGGAATACTGGCTACAGCCAGCGGAAGATCAATAGGTCTGGCTACGTCTCCGATAGATCTAACGATGCCATATGCTATTCTGTATCCGCAAGGCGGTCCTCCTGGCGAAGGAACCTGGAACAGCCCAGAGGAAGACAGATGGTGGAACTATCAGATTACCAGCCTCGGCCGTGACGCCAGGCAGGTAACGTGGATGGCTGAACGAGTTAGAGATATCATGATCTCTCGAGGGCCAGGCGGCTATAAATATCCCATTCCTGTTACTGGCGGATTCGTTCAAGATAGGGCCAGCTTACGGCTTGGCGCTATACTTCCTGGCGGGGAAGACCTCTGGCAAATCCAGGACGTTTATCGAGTGAAAGCAGGTATGTAATGGCAGAGCAAGATTGGGTATACATCAGTCACCCGGACCTGCCTCACACTCAGGGTACGGAGCAGGAACCACCGCTCGTCCACAAGAGTTCATTCGATGAGGTCTGGTCCGAGAAGGGCTGGACAATCCGAGAGTGGACGCCTCCGCCAGTTGAAGGAGAGTCAGTATGACACGATTCATGCAAATGGGCACCACGAAGTGCTGGTGGGTGCTCACCATCGCCAGCAGTACTCTGGCTGCGGTGCTTGCGACAGAGGTTAACGCAGGTGTCGAACTTACTCCTCAACTGAGTGACCTTCAGGGGTTCAGCTTCGACAACACCCCGATCGACGTTCCGGACATGTCCAACCCACTGATCACGAAGATCCCTGGTGAGGACGCCATCGCTGACTGCATGTTGACGTTCTACGAGGACAAGGTCTCCAACCCGGCCAAAACGGCGCTGGTCAAGGGAACGATCGGATTCGTTGTCATCTTCGGGTACGGAATCGCCGGTGCCATTCCAGCCATCGCTGATAAGTGTGACGTGTGGCCGGTTCAGGTATCTTCTAGTGCTCGGCAATACGCCAGCGGAGCAGCAGCGTCGAAGTACATCGTCAAGTTCGCCCCTCGGCAGGCTCCGGTCGTAGACCGGGCTCTCACCTAACCGGAAGGAATCTTACCGTGGCACGCTTCATGCAGATGGGCGCTACTGACGTCCTGTTCACCACAACCAACTCAACTCCGGCGGCGCCGAAGTGCAGCGAGCTCAACGGTGCGGGTGGCTTGGATGTCACTAGCCAGCTCAGCGACATTCAGGGGTTCAGCTTCGACAACACCCCGATCGACGTTCCGGACATGTCTCAGGTGCTCATCACCAAAATCCCCGGTGAAGATGCGATTGCTGACTGTATGCTCACCTTCTACGAGGACAAGACCGTCAACCCGATCAAGGCGAAGTTCGTCAAGGGAACGATCGGATGGGTAATCATCTGCGCCACTGGATTCCAAGGAGGCGTAACTGGTGGAATTCCAACTATCGGAGATGTGGTCGATGTGTGGCCCGTCCAGGTGTCCAGCAACGCCAGGCAATACGCCAGCGGGGCGGCAGCCAGCAAGTACCTCGTGAAGCTGGCCCCCACGGCAGCGCCGATCGTAGCCGCTGTGCTTGTCGCATGACCCGACCTATCCCCCAGGACTACAAGCGGGGCAAGAAGCAGCCCAACATCAAACGGATCACGATAGCTTACGATTCTGAAGTAGCTGATCGTTTTGCCGAAGCCAAGGATAGACTTGATTCTGCCAAACAAATGGCAGATCTCAAGAGGCAACGTCCGAAGGAAGAAAGAGAGCAAGCTATTACAGAGATGCAAGACGCCCAGCTTGAATTCAACGAGGCCAAGGATGCCATAGACGAAGAGAGCCAAACCTTCGTATTCCGATCTATTGGTCGGAGAGCATACGAAACTCTTCTGATGGATCATCAGCCGACTCCAGAACAAGTTGCCCAAGCAAAGAAACAAGGAGACGGAGAATTCAACTGGAATCCTGACTCTTTTCCTCCGGCTCTTCTGGCTGCTAGTCTTGTGAGTCCGATCCTTGACGAAGCAGATATCAAAGACATTTGGGAAGGAGAAGACTGGTCAGCTAGTGAGACCATGTCTCTTTTCATGTGTGCGATGGAAGCTAACAGCACGCATCGGATCCTTGATATCCCAAAAGGCTCAGGCAGGACTGGAGGTTTGCGCTAGAGCTGGGATATTGTGTGCCGAAAGGTATCCCGCACTCTGAGTTCCTTAGCTGGGCTGATGAAGATCAGGACAAGGCTCTTCAGTGGGCTCTGGCAGAAGGTCAGAAATGTCCTCACTGCGGTACGGTACCTGCAGATTGGCTCGACGCTAATGGAAGATATGTTTTCCCAGATCCATATGTCGTTCGGGTGAATGCCTGTGTGGGCTGTCAAATCTTGGAGGAAGAGAAAAAGGCAGCCGAGAAGACAGGTGAAGACATGACCGGGGTTTACATGAGCCTAGTGGAGAATCCAGATGGCTGATCAGCAAGTATCTGTAAACTTCGTCGCCAAGAGCGATCAGTTCTTGAACCCCATGAACCAGATGAGCAAGGCACTGGGGAACTTCTCATCTGTAGGTAAAATGGCGAAGGATGTTTTGATTACCTTCGCCGTTATAGCTGCGGGAGCTGCACTAGCGATGTTAGCTCCTAAATCTGCCGTTCAGAAGCTTCAGGTGGCAGTAGAGTTTGCATTCGCCAAGATGGCAACGGCGGCAGCTTGGGGCGGAAAAATAATAACAAGAGAAGTTCAAAAGATAGCAGTAACATTTGGAGAAGCAGCGATGACAGCAGGAATCAATACTGCCAAGGTCGCCGCTACCACCATGACAAGAGCTATGATGGGAGGGGTTCTTGGAGTAGGATTTATTGATAAAGCAGCGATCGGACTCGGTCTAGCAATCGGTGGTGGCTTATACAAGGCGACCAAAGCTGCCGCAGATTTTGAAGTAGGGATGAGAGATGTTAATAGCCTCTTAGGATATTCAGAGCCTCAATACAACAAACTAAGCGTTGCGCTGCTTCATATCTCAGAGAACTTTCCGGTCTCAGCCAAAGACGTAGCTGCGGGAGCTTATAAGATCGCGAGTGCTGGATTTACTAATCTCACTGATGTGATCACTATCACCAAACAGGCAGCTCTAGGTGCAGCCGCTGGTCTTAGTGACGAAGCTACCTCAGCAAGTGTTCTTGTAACTGTTTTGAATGCTTACGGATTAGCAGCTAGTGATGCAGCTATGGTGACCAATGTTCTGATGGCTGGCGTCAAAATGGGGCAGTTCAACTATCAGGAACTTTCTGGTCAGCTAACATCTTTCATTGCCTTGGCCAGAAACTCAGGCGTATCTCTCAAAGAGACAATCTCCTCCTATGCCATTATGGCGAACGCCACCGGAAGCGCCGCCGAGAGTGCGACGTATCTAGCTGCTACCTTCAAGGCTGTAATCAAGCCAAGTAATGATCTGTCTAAGGTAGTTCGTTTAATGGGATTTGAAACCGTAGGAGCCGCCGTAAGTCAAATAGGATTCATAGGTACGGTCAAGGCTGTAAGTGCTGCCGTGAATGGTAATGCTACTGCCCTGAGTCATTTGTTCCCCAATGTTCGTGCTTTGAATGGCGTTCTTGCCATCACTGGAACTAGCAATGAAAAGCTAGCCAGCGTAATAGATGGTGTGAATCATTCTACAGATGGAGCGGGCGCTGCTACCATCGCTTATAACGAGCAGTTAAAATCAGTTAATACGAAGCTAGGAGTTTTCAAAAACGCTACGATCGGCGTTGGCATTGAGATCGGTCGTCACTTCCTTCCCATCCTGGGGTTCATTACCGTTTTCCTTGGTGGATTCTTGGGAATGCTTAAAGATACTCCAGACTGGGTGAAGACTGTTATCGGAACTGTTGCCGGGTTATCAGCCGCTCTCCTTGTTCTTGGCGGTGTTATCAAGGGTGCCCAGGCTATGTGGGCAATAATGAAACTAGCAATGAAAACTTTGGATATAACAGGATTCAATGGTGGGCTCAAGAGTGCCGCTACAAGCATGGGAATTCTAGACAAAGCTAGTGGAGCCGCTAGTGCCAATCTAGTCAGATTTGGACAGGCAATGACGATTGCTGGAACTGCTATCGCAGTTTTCCAGATCCTTGCTCAGATCAATGATGCCTGGTCTCATACGAATACAAAGGTGAAAGAGCTATCTAGTAGTCTAATGGATTTTGCTACTGGAGCAAAAACCTCTAGCAACATAATAAATCAATCTTCTTTCATTAGTGCCACTGGAATCAAAGGATTAGCCCAGAAGTTTGGTGGCGGCGCTGAGCTTCAGGCAGTAGGTGGGAAATGGAAAACACAAGCGCAAGCTATTGATACTGCTCTAGCCGCCTTGGTGACGGGTGGAAATGTCAAGGCGGCGGGCGATGCCCTATTGAAGTTCTCCCAAGATGCTGATATGCAAGCTCGATTTGGATTTAAGGGCTTAGATGCACAAACGAAAACATATCAAAAACTTTTATCTATTTTCCCCCAATACTCCGGAGCCCTAACCAACCTAGGACTAGATACAAAACTCACTGCCGGAGCAACCAAAGAACAACAAGATGCCCTGAATGCTATTCAGAATACCTACGGTAACGCTGCGGGTGCAGCTATCAGCTTAGGGGATGCTGAGATCTTTCTCCAAGACGCTACCGATGCGATGAACTATTCGCAAAAGGAGCTTCAAACCACTCTAGCTTCTGCGTGGCACGCTACTCCAACCGATGCACTTGCATCTATCACTGCTGCTCATCAAGCGGCTGCTACGGCGGCGAACGCAAACACTACGGCTCAAGCCAAGGCTACCCCAGACGTTATTCTCACGGGACAGTACGCCATCCAAAAGGCTATCATGGCTGTTACGACAGCCAGAGCCGCCCTGCTGGTGGCTCAGCAGAAAAACTTCTCTATAGACGTCAGAGCGGCACAGTGGGCAATCACTCTTAGTTACGAAACTACGACTCGGTCGGTCTACGCTTTGGCTGACGCCACCAAGATTCTTACAGAGCTTCAGAAGCCACCAGCCCGTACCATCGACGAAGCTCAAATCGCACTTACCGGAACTCTTAACGGCCAGGCTGACGCCGTGGCGGCTGTGGTCGTCGCACAGGACAAGCTGAAGCTAGCTCAGGACCACGCCCTACCTGTTGAGATCGCACAGGCTACTCGTGATCTAGTCACGGCTCAGGATGCTGTGCGTACCTCTGGCTACGCCGTGATTGATGCTCAGACTAAATATAATGATCTTACATCTAAGACCCCACAGAATCAAAGAAACATAGCCGAGGCCACGATGAATGTGGCCGACGCCACTCATACTGTTGCTGCGAATACTGATGCCACTACCACTGCGGTTCAAGCATTGTCAGATCTTCGAGTTCAGATAGCTGACCAGCCTAATGTGATAGCGGCTGCAGAGCTCGCCCTGAAGGAAGCAATCCTTGGGGTAGGTACGGCTACTGATAGTCTAAACAAGACTCTTGCCGGTCCAGCTACGGCGGCAGCGGCAGCGACATTTGATAGTGGGTTGGATATGATGAAGACAGGTCTAGACGAACTATCGAAGAAGATGGAAACTCAAATAACAGATCAAGAAAACTACTGGAAGAATATCCAAACAATAGCAGAAAGATATGGTCCCGGAGTAGCTAATCAAATGATCAAAATGGGAAAGGACGGCGCTGGTGCGGTAGACAAGATGGCAACAGATTCTGGAGTGTCTGGGCAAAGATTCGCCAATGATCTCATGACCAATGCGGCATTAGGAACGAAGACATTCATGGCTATCGTTCAAAGTAACTTTAGTAATCTTCCTGGTCAAATACGAACCTATACACAAGAAGGAGCTGCCGCCTTAGCTGATGAGCTAGGCATAGGTGTTGATAAAGCTTCAAAGATTCTTGATAGTTATGGATTGAAGCTCCAGAATACGGTGTCGGGGAAATGGACGGAAGTGGCTCCGGGGAACTGGCATTATATTCTTCCGAACGGCGCCACGATGGGACCATTGTCTCATGCTCAAGGAGGATTGTATGAAGATCATTCTCCCCAAATCACCCATAGGCTTCGTGTATTTGGCGAGCCAGAGACGGGAGGAGAGGCTTATATCCCATTATCTCCAAATAAAAGAAAAGGTAGTTTAGATCTTCTGGCAAGGGTAGCTGAGATTTTTGGGGTTCATCATTTCGCAGATGGAGGGATCACAGCTCCGCTGACTCTCTCAGATTTCATGGCTGCCGGGAATAAGATGGTCAATATCATACCAACAATCAAAACTAGCAAGGCTCTGTATGACGTAGCCGCAAAAAGAATCACTGATCAGCAGGCGACTGCTACCGCCTCTGCCTCTGCCGTCAGTAGTGGCATAGACGTCGGGGCACCCCAGTCTCCGGGATCTGGAGGATTGGGAGATAATCAAAGACTAATGCAGCAGATGGCAGCAGCCAGAGGATGGGGTGGAATGTGGCCCGCTCTGTACGCTGTCGAGATGAGAGAAGCTGGCTTCAACCAGTTTGCCCAGAACCCCACGTCATCCGCCTACGGCATCGCTCAGGCGCTGCCCCCGACGAAGTATCCCTTCGCCGGACAGAAGGCTGGAGGTAGTGATCCTGGCACGCAGATCGCATGGATGCTGGGTTACATCGCCTCTCGCTACGGAACTCCCAACGCTGCTCTCGCACATGAGCAGTCTGCTGGCTGGTACGGTCAGGGCGGTGTATCGTTTGACCGAGGAGGATGGCTACCCCCGAAGAGCACCACTATGGCAGTGAATAACACTCGGCATTGGGAGCCGGTAGGTCAGGCTGACGGGCCAACTAGGGTCACTTACATGGTCCCGGTGACAGTAGATGCTCGTATCGCTAGCAATGTAGATCTTGACAAGGCCAGTGAGATTATCGCTGAACATGTGACCAGGGGTGTTACGGTAGCCTTGGCTGGTGTGGAGCGTAAGGTACTAGCGAAGAACGGACGATAACATGGCAAATCAGACTATAACAGTTCGTCCCGCTTCTGGCGGTTACATTGCTCAGTACGGTACTCTCGTCGGAGGCGCTACTGTTGGTGATATTCTTAATGGATCTGCCGGTGCGGGAGCCTATATTCAGCTTTGCGTAGATAGAACTGCTGCCTATACCTCTGAAGTTCGATGGTTTTGGAATCCAGTTCCTATTCCAATCGGATCGATTATTTTAAGTGTCACAATGAGAGTTCGGCATAAGTTTCTTGGATCAGGAACATGGTGGACTCCTGCGAATCCGAGCTGGAGTAGCGGAATGATTCAAGCTTTGCTCTTGGATCCAGATGATCTTAATACGTATTATGCTCCATACACAGATATTGGTGGTCCTCAACCTGCTATCGGTGGAGCGGGAACCAGCAACATGACAGCAGCTCCTTGTACTTCATTTGAATACGCATCTCTTGCAAGTTTTCCCACTAGTCCTACCACCACCTCTCCTTTTTCTCTAGAGATGATAGCAGATTTCTCAACATACACGAGTACCTGGCTCACGACAATAACGAATAATGAACTATATGAGGCATATCTAGATATTGTTTACAATGCTCCGCCGGTTACTACCGTCACTGGACCTAACGGCACGGCCGTTACTGCTACCCCTCAGATAACATGGACAGCGATTGATCCGGAGGGCGATGCGTTTGAAAGATATCAAGTAAAGATATTTAGTGATACAACCTATTTAGATCCATCATTCAGTCCAGACACCAGTGTTCCAGCCTGGGACAGCGGTACTGTTTTCAGTGCAGCTCAAAGTGTTTTCACTGGTTCTGCTCTTTTCAATCTTAGTAACTATCGTGCCTATGTTCGTACGGGCAGTGTGAACAGTTATGGAAACTGGGGGTCTTGGGCGTATTCTAGCTTCAGCACGAACTATCCTTCTCCGGGAACAACCGGAACAAACTCTGCCATTCCTGATCCCATCAATGCTTGCTATGTAGTGAAGTTCAAGGCTAGCGGCGGTGCTGTGAGCTCTGATTACTTCGAGCTACAGCGAAGTGACGACGGTGGCGTCACATGGGCTTACGTTCGTAATGGTAGCTTCATCAGTGTGACAGGCGGACCGGTATTAATCACTAGTCCAGCACCATCCATTGTAGCAGGCGTGGGGAAGACAAATCCGGTCAAGGTCGTAACCGGCGTCAACATGATGGCAAATCCAAGCACGATCAAGGCTGTTGGAACTGTGATGGCACCAGTAGTCAATCTAGAGTCTTTGTACTATGATTACGAAACGATTCCACTGGTGCCAGTGCTATACCGAGCTAGGGCTACTCATATCATTGGACCAGGACAGACGACTAGCAGTAGCTGGACTACAATCGTGCCAACCGCTCTTCTAGTTGCATCAAAGTGGCGTCTGAAAGACCCAACGATCCCAGCCATGAACCTGGCCATAGAAGTAATCCCTCCCTTCACATTCAGTCGCAGAGAACCGCAGGGTAACTTCGATGGGATGGGACGCTATACCGGAATCTGGACAAGCGATGGTCAGAAGGGAATCGAAGGCTCCATCAAGATACGCACTCGTACTCTGACTGACTATAACTCTCTATGGGTTTTGGTCGGTAGTGGCAGAGCGTTACTTCTCGAAGACTGGTCTTTCGGCCGTAGATGGTATGTGAAGTTCGGTGATACCGGAACTTACACGACAATCATGAGCTCTCCAGATGCAGGCAGTACCGCTCCAGTTAGGCACCTGCACGAAGTTGGCTATACCATCAGAGAAGTATCCGCTCCATGAGGAACGTGAGTGATACTTATCGAGCACAGATGACTACAGGATTTCAAGTGGTCAGCGTTGTGCAGATTCTTCAGGGTGGCATTGTCAAGGCTAGTAGCGATGATCTAAATAATCCACATCCGTTCTCAGTCATCGATGGAAGTGTCTCAGTAGATGCTACTGCTAGTTTTCGGAGAACGTTGAGCAGCTTGAAAATAGTAGATCCTACAGGATACTGGAGACCAGATTCAGGAGCAAGCCTTCTCAGTGTGACCAGCGGTGCTGAGCTATATGTCCGCAGCGGAATGATGGTCAATGGTAAGCCAGAGTTATTTGATCAGGGATACTTCGGCATACAGACCAGTCATGTAGTTGACAGTCCGGCTGGCGGTGTCGTTATTGAGATAGGTGGCTCAGACCGAGGAAGACAAGTTAGTAGAAATAAGATAACAGGATTGCCTTATATCGTGTTGCCCAACATCAACATGACCGATGCTGTCATCACGTTGTTGCAGAATAGAATGCCTAATATCAAGATACGGAACAGTTTCCCCACGACACACGTCACCGCATATAGGGTCTTGGATGAACAAGCTGATCCGTGGACAGAAGCGCAAGCAATGTTGGATTCGATTGGATACGAGATTTTCTTCGCAGCAGATGGCTGGTGTGTGATCAAGCCGATACCTGACATCAATGACCCTACGAACATATTGTCCTGGGTTTATCAAGAAGGCGTTAACGCTATCTTCTTAGATATGGGTCGATCACAAGATAATCAAGACATCTACAGTGGTCAAACGGTCACCGGAGCTAGTACCTATGGCCTGACTCCAGCCAGAGCAGTTGTGTGGGACGACGATCCTCTAAGCCCCACCTACTATCTTGGACCATACGGTCAAGTCATGAACTTTACCCAGAGTGATCTAGTGGCCTACACCGCACAAGCTACAGATATGGCCGCAGGGCTAATCAGGAAGGGAAAAGGTCTCAGTGAGATTAACGATTTGAACATAGTTCCAAACTACGCTCACGAGACAGAAGATATCATCCAGGTCACCAGGGCTGCGTCTGGGCTGAGCAACGTCAAGATGTTTATAGATAAGATGACAATACCCCTGATCGCTAGTGGGTCTCAGAAGATGCCCATCACTTGTAGAAAGAGATCACTAAGCTAATGGCTCTTGAAGATATCATCTCAAGCCCTCATCGCCCTGATCTCGAAGTGATTCGTGGTGTTGTCAGCACTGGAGCTCAGACTGCTAATCCCCCTAACTATCCCTTCCCATACTGCGGCGTAAAGTTACAGGGAAGTCCCAATGAAACTTTAGGCTTGCGTTATCAAGAAAGTTACTACCCAATCGCCGGAGATGTCGTTGAGGTAGTCTGGTTCGGTGGTGACGGATATGTTCTTGGAGCACTTTCTACAGTAGTGTCTCCAAAGGTATTCACTTATCGAGCAAATGCTCAGGTGATCAGTCCTAGCGCCTGGAACGGGATTGCATTTGATACTCCCGTTGTAAATCCATGCAATATGGATCGTAGTGATGCCTCTGGAGTAATCATAGTTCGGGTCGCTGGTGATTATCTTTTTACCGCTGGCGTTACCTGGAGCATATCTACGCCTGTATCGGGAACAAGTTTTTTTATCCTGTTATGGAAAAATAGTGTAGAGATTGCCAGGGGAGGATTCGCATCTTATGTAACGGGTGCTCCATTCGCCCCTAGCATACAGGTCTCCGCAATAGCATTCGATTGTGCCGTTGGTGATTATTTTCAAGTAATAGTGTGGCAAGATAGTGGTGCCAATCAGAATCTCGTTATCGGACCAGCTTTCAACTATTGTAGGGCGAAACTCCTACCGGGGTAGGCTCCGCTACACTAGGTGGCTACGCCGCTACACTGGGTAGTTACACTGATCAAACAGATCATGGGGGTCTAGAAAGGTTCTGATGGGAAGGATCCAAATGCCCACAAAAGGAGATCACTTCAAAGCTCCTGAACCAGGAGCTTCTTCCGCTGGTCCCGGAGTAGATGCTAGAGGAACCCCCGTAGTGGATCCCACCAAGAATGTTCTTGATAAGGTCACAGACGCAGTCGCCCGCCTAGATGATCTGCGCGAGATACAGACGTACTACACAGAAAAGATCGCGGACATGCGGGCCGGTCATTATAAAGAACTACGAGAAGCAGAAACAGGACGCTTGGATGCCATCCGGCTGGTAGATACCGGAAACGTCGAGCGGGCTAGGGCAGAGGCTGAACAACGAGCGAATACTCTAGCTGGCCAGGTTACCAGTGCTGCCGATGCGGTTCGGGTAACTCTTGAGGCTGCCAGAATCCAAACTGCGGACACCCTCCAGGCTGTTGTTGATCCGATCAAGGTAGATATAGCAGACCTTCGTCGAGTGCAGTATCAGCAGGCCGGAGAGCGAGTAGCACAGACCGAGGTTACTCCTCAGCAAACCATTCTCAATGAGCTGCTGCGTTTGCAGCATGAGCAGGCAGGAAAGAAAGAACTTCAGACCGAAACAAAGGGAACTAGTCAGTGGATGATCGGTTTAGTAGTGATCGTAGTGCTAGGTATCGTCGGATTCTTCATCACCCTGATAGTTGCTGCCAGTAGCTTCTATCTCATCTCTCATAACAAAAGCTCTACTACCACCCCGCCCGCAGTTTCATGCTCAGTTGCTCTGGTCGGAGAAGCCTGCGTCAAATAAGGAGGGTCATGTCTGCCAGCTATGATGGTGCCTGGACTGAGAAAAGGTCTCTTGACAGCATTGATCAGGCCAGGGTCTCTTCTCGGGCTGTGGGACGGGCTAAGCAACGTCTCGTCAACGCTCATCGTGCGGAGTATGACAAATACTTCGAGGAAGAGCGAAAGAATCTACACCTTCCCGAGATCAAGAAACGAATGAGACGTACTCATCCGAAAGGAAGACCATGTTCATCGGCGTAGGCACCTTCGTCCTTGTTGTTCTCTTTATCATCCTTATTTTGGCCCTGCGGTCCCGGTACTGAGATTATCCGAAGCCCCAGGACGGCCGTGGGGTACCGGGTGGCCCTTGGGTACCCCAAAGCCATTTGATAGGCTTAAAACCGCCTCCTGCCGGGCGCAAACAGGATCTTTTTGCCACCCTTAGCACGACAAACCGCCCTGCCAATCGGCCAACCAGTCCGACCAGCAGGGCGGCGAATACCCCGGACTACCTCGTTAGATTACCGAGGAGCTGTCCAGGCTGCGCTCCAGGTCGCCGGACCGACGATACCGTCCACGCCGAGATGTTTCTCCGCTTGGAACTGACGGCAAATGCCGGCAGATCCTGAGCCGTACCAGCCGTCTGAAGTGATAGTCCAACCCCTAGCTTTCATCTGCTTTTGCCAGGCGAGGATGTCTTTCCCGCTCATCATGGGGGTAGCTATTTTCAGATAGCGTCCCGGCCAAGCTGGCGCCGAAGGTGTTACAGGTGGCCTCTGGGAAGGCGGCGGAGACGCTGGCGCCGGTCCCGGAGAAGTAGGCACATCAGCCACCATCAGCACGACGTCCCAGGGGAAGTTCGGTCCTGGGTCCCAGTGGTTGCCACCAGCACCAGCCTGAGTAAGATCGAAGTGGCCACAGACACCCCACTTGCCATCCACGATCTCGGCTGCACCGACCTTGACAAGAGGAATGCTGTAGTGTGCAGCTTCCTCCTTCAGCCACTGCGCGGTGTTGGCGAGCATGATCGGATGGGAAAGCCATTGAGCTCTAGTCCAGGCTGCGAACCCGCATAGCTCAGCGTGCTCGCCCCAGTCATTCCCAGCAAACGCCGTCCAGGTCTTGCGGTCGGGCTTAACGTACTCCCCGATCTGACCGGTAGTGTCGTCAATACCAACGTGACTCGATACCTGAGCGCCTGGACTAGCGAAGTAGTTTCCGAGACCCTGGAAGGTTGTGGCTCCTTCTGCGGTGTGGAGCACCAGCAATCTGTTTTGACTGCGACTAGCCGAGTAGTTGGGGGATGGAATCCAAACTCGTGTGAGCGTCATGGCAGCGCCGCCCTGACGAAGCAATCCTTGGCCTCTAGCAGCTTACGAAGACCAACTGTCAGTTCTGGTCCGTCAGACAATGCCTCGACCATCTCGTCCGCCAAAATGGCGCAGGGACGAGAGATGTCCTGAAGCTTCTCCGGGAGATGATCAAACTCGAAGAACTTGAGCATGTGCTCTGTTCCTGGATGACGTGGTGTCATGCTTTCTCTCCTCCATCAGGAACAGCACCAGGCGTGCCGTCTTTGTCTTCTGACTCTCCGTGAGTGTTGTCTGGATCCTCGATAGGTGGAGTAGGATTTACTGTGGGTATATCTGTCATGTCTTCCTTTCTTTGTCAACGAGGTCTAAATGGTCTGTTGGAGTAACGACCATACTCAGAGTCAAGATTCTGAGTGTGAACATGAGCCTGATCACCCCAAATATGCTGATGAGCGTCACCCCCGGCATCACTCAGCCAAGAGATGCGGTGGCGGTGTTTGGTGGACGGGACACCTAGCCAGACTCGTAGCCTAGCGAATCTCACAGGTATCTCTTCGCTGTCATGATAGTTCATTGGTCCGGTTAGGAATCCTGAGGGAGCATCGGTATGGTCAAAGTCAGAGCCATCCGGCTTGAGGGTCATACATCCACTCCTGGGGCAAAATGGACGAAATGTCAGGCGCCCCTATCCCCCAAGCTTGGCTAGGTATTCCCCTCTTGGAGAAGAGTTGCACCCTCTCCCGTATAGTACACCCCCGGTCAAAATCAGCGGTGAAGGGGCACTTCCCCTGCTGGTAGCACGCTGGCTTGAACAGATTGAGGCTAACCAGATCACCACCGCCCTTGTTGTATCCCTTGATACTACCGACGATTTTGCTGAACAGTGCTCGCCATGCGAACTGAGCCTGAGTACACAGGCGATTTCCGCTGTGCTCCTTCAGGTTGCGGAGGTCAGTGCAGTAGTGCAGCCGAGTGCTCACGCAATGCGGCAGTATCGCACGAGCATCTTCCGCCGGGATGCCGTTGGCTATGAGGTAGTTGTACTTTTCTTGAATCTGCACAAGAAGTGTGTCATAATGATCCTTAATGTCCTGGCTGGCGGTCAGGATGCTAGGTGGTACGATTGCCTCTTGCGCCATGTTTTCTTTGACGGCGAATCTCAGGGATTCTTGGGCGAAGACCGCTGTGCGCTGCCGAACGATCTGATGCGTCATCGCTCGGTCAATACCCTCGATGAAAAAATGGAACTTAACGAACTCAAGCGGCGCCTGGAGATGCGTCTTCTGGACTTGCTCAGCGTAGTACCACCGCTCTTGATCAGTAATACTCGCCAGGCTGTAGGTTGGCTTTCCCTCATACATTCTGCAGGCAGCCGCAATAGCTCCGAGCGGGTCTGGTGTCATCCACAGAAGAAAAACCTGTGGTCCCTCGCTGACCCCTTCCTTCATTGGGGCCGCATGAAACATTGAGGCATCCGCAAACTTCTCTAGATCTCCCATTACATTCTCCTTTTCTCGTATTCTATGGCTAGCAGGATGGCTGCGATGATGATAATAATGGACCCTATGTCGAAGGTGATAGTATCCAGCTCTCTTTCACGTAAATGGCTCGTCTAGATTGGAAGCCTCTTTTGACCCCTCGGACCAGAACGACGTCTTCACCCAAGGAGATGTCCCAGATGAGTCTTTTCCACTTTTGGTAGATCCATCTGTTCCAAGTAACAACGATAGCTTCGTCTTCGTCTTCTCCATAGGCGATGACCCATTCACGTAGTTCCGGATCTTTAACGTCAGCAGGGTCAAGTACCACTCCTGTTCTGGAGTAATGGGCTTCAAACAGATCTCGCAAGTTGCGACTGGTGAGTATACCGATCCAAACCACTTCGACATCAGAGCCTCGACTATAAGGAACTTGAAGACTGGAATGCGTCGGGTTAGGAAGGTCTCTCCTCGTTCGGACGTATCCACGAGCAGCGTCAAGCAGTCTATGCAAGCGATGTATCTCAAACGGATCTTCTTGAGCACAGAACTCCTCTACTTTCGCTATCGTTTTGGGTCCTATTCCTTTCACATTGCTATATGCTTGCCATCCTTTCTGTAAAACCACGTCCGGGTGTGCCTGCCTATAGGCCAGCATAGCCGCTGCCGTCTTCTCGCCAATGCCAGACACTTGCACCAATCCAGCTTGAATCTTCTCTCCATTGGCGAACCACGACCCAAAACTCTGAAACGGTTCCGGTGGCAATGCCTCGATGCCGTGGCGCATGGCGTCCCGTAGGAACTCTAGTTGCCTGTCTTGGCTGTATTTCTGGAGACACGCTACATAGAACACCTGTGGATGATACACCTTGATCCACATGCACCATACCGCCAGCATTCCATAACTTACTGAATGGGCAGCGTTGAATGCGTATACACCCGCCGTAATACACGTATCCCATATTCGCTTGGCGACTGTCTCGTCAAGACCGTTAGCCTTCGCTCCTTGCCAAAAAGCTTCCCATTGCCGGTTGAACTCTTGTTCTCCCAGCTTCTTCGAGATGATCTTTCGAATGTACGCCGCTGCCGTCCAGTCAAATCCTCCAACTTCACGGACAACTCGGAGAATCTGTTCTTGGTAAACGATCTGGTAGTAGGTGTCTTTAGCGATCGCGTCGTAAAGCGGATGGAGCATTTCCGGTTCCTTACGACCTCGTTTGATCTCAATGTAATCGCCTGTAGCATTACTGTGGAGAGGTCCCGGTCTAGCAAGAGCGTTGATGTCGCATATCTCTTTGAAGTTGTCAGGGCGTAGCTCAGCATTGACGGAACGCATAGCTCTACCGTCAAACTGGAAGATCCCGACAATATCGTTATCCTGAAAGGCTTTGATGATTTTTGGATCTTCAAGGGGAATGGCATACAGTTCCTCCAGTTTCATGCCAAGCATTCGCAAGGCTTCAGCGATCATTGTCATTGTGCTGAGCCCAAGGATATCTATCTTCAAGATTCCCTGACGCTCGGCGTCATACTTGTCTAGGCTGATAGCTTCTTGTCGTACCTTTTTAGAATCCAATCTGCTATAGACGGCACACACGTCAGTGATCGGTCCAGGAGCGACCACCAACCCGGCAGCGTGTATACCCATCGCCTTGATGTTGCCCTCCAAGAGCATAGCCTTGCGTAGATCAGGGAACTCATCGAATACTTCCTTCGCCTGCTCGAACTGCTCAGCGGTATCTTCAATCGTTGCGCTGGCACGCAGATCTCCGCTAGAGCGCTCAATAAGGAGATCCTTGATAATCTCCACTTTATACCTGGGAATCCTGAACACACGAGCGACGTCGTCCAAACTGTTCTTGGATTTGTAGTAAGTAAACGTACCGATTTTGCCGACACATTCGCGCCCATACTTTGCCACTGCATAGTCCTCGATCTCGTAACGCCGCTCTGAGTCGAAGTCAAGGTCAATGTCGGGCAGGTCGGTCCTAGTAAGGTCGATGAACCTTTCGAATACGAGACTCGGGAAAACCATAGGATTGACTTCTGTGATTCGTAGGAGCCAGCAGACGATAGATGCAGCCGCACTACCCCGAGCCGGGCCAACCGGAATTCCCGAGTCCTTGGCAAACTTGACGATATCGCTGACGAGGAGGAAGTAGTCGATGAAGTCTTTCTTCTCGACGATGTCCATCTCGTAAAGAAGCTGCTTGCGATATCTTTCACGCTCATTTGGGGCAAGGCTGCCGCACCGTCGGTACGACCAACCCTGTTTGATCCAGCTTCGCCATAGCTCTTTTGTATCACGGAATCCCTCCGGTAATGGGAAACGTAACTTCTCCAGCTTCGGAAGAACGACAGTACACCGCTCAGCGATCTCAGCTGAGTTCGTTATTGCCTGACGAGCAGCCAGATGACTAAGGCCAGTCCCTCGCAGGCGACGATAAACAGTAAGATCATTTGCGCAGGGTGAGAGAGGGACATCATATCCCCATGCTTGGGCTTGTTCTTCGAGAGTTTGACGGTTACCACCCCTTACGTTGTGAAGAATCTGTTGCATCTCACTCTCTGACGGAAGAGTATAGTGAACGTCTCCCGTTGCTACGAGTGGGATATGTAGCTCTCGAGATATTCTCTCGAGGAGCGGATTGACTGTTCTTGTGATTTCCAGCTCAGGGAAAGTCTGCACTTCCAAATAAAAAGCATCGCCGAGTGCCCGGTGGAACCGTTGAGCCACACCAAGTCCCCGATGGAAACTTGCATCTTCGGTTGCGACATTTTTGCCCCCGACCAGCGAAGTAACGAGAAGCGACCCCGTACAACCGCTGAGAACAACCAGTCCTTTCTTATATTGGCTGAGAAGATCACCGTCCACCGTGGGCTCGTAGTAGAAGTTGGACCACCCTGCCGTGACGACTCGCAAGAGATTTTTATATCCACTCTGATCCTCCGCTAGTACGGTGAGGTGATTCTTTCGTTGTGTCTTTCCATTCCCACAATACAACTCACAGCCAAAAATGGGTTTGACGCCTTGCTTGGTGGCAGCTATCTCGAGTTGAGTATGAGAACTGACATTGCCGTGATCGGTCATGGCCAACGCAGACATATCAAGCTCGGCAGCTCTGGTCACATGAACACTAGGCAGTCCATACCCATCTTGGTACGAGAATGTAGAGTGTTGGTGAAGGCTCACATATCTACGAGTCACAACACTCCATAACACTTACCATCTGATTCCTCTTCCTGCGTAGATCGCCCAATGTTTCGTCTCTTCTGAGTGCGGTAGCCTCTTGCATTCCTCCTTGTTCTCGGGATGAGGAGAAAGACATCTCCTTCCTACCTTTTTCCCAATACCAAGAATGTCGTCAGGATTGCGTTCTCCTTGATACATCATCTCACGTTTTCCTCAGTTCGTTTACGCACATTCTCAGGGCTAAAGTAGAAGCCATTGCATCCATCGGAGTTTCTGTATTAACGCTGTCAGGCCAGTAGATGTCTACAAGAGTCATGGCGTCTTGTGCTGGATTTGCATCTTCCAAAGCTGTCTTCCAGGTTGGCTGTACTCCGAGTGCCGCCGACATGAGCATTGCACTACAGAACTGAAGAGTAATCCAGTGTCGCTGTCTAGTTTGCACCCAGAACAAATGATGCTCCAGCGTATCTACAATGCAAGACAGCGGACCCAACATTTTGATTCTGACCGTTAGTACAGCCATAACAGCCGAAGGAAGACCTCCCCCGAAAAACGGATCGGCGACTTCCTTGAGGAATCTTCTGGGCAAGTGCTCTTTGCATTCTTGCTCTCGAATCGCCATGTCTAGCTCGAAGTTGTCAAACATTGAATCTACGGAGATAGAAGACCGTGTAGTTGATCAAGTCCAAGCCATCGTCCATCGCCTCGGCACCGCTTAGCCGCTCCAAGCGCATCAGCTTGGACTTGATGTGAACGAGATTGGCTTCTGGAGAGAACTCCTTCCACAGATCTCCGTACTTCTCGTTGCGTCCTTCAAAAATGGCAAAAGCTCGCAGAAGCATCATCATCTGCTCGATGTTTGTTTCGGTAGCATCGGTTCGATGCTGGTCCAGGAATCGTGCTACCTGTTCGGTCCTAATCTCCATTATTATTCTCCTTAGTCCATCGCTCAAGTCCAGCGAGTATCCAGTACATTGCCGCTGCCATGTTACCTCGTGGAAAACCCCTCAAGCCAGGCGCCCGGTTATGCGGCCTCTCGACCTGGAAGACCGGAAGCTTAAGGCGCTCCGCCATAAGAAACTGAGAGATAAGATCCTCTACGCAGGCCACAATCCTGCGTGGATCAACTACTCCGACAAGTCTCTCGTACTTGTCTTCTCCATACAGCAACCCATGAACGTTGAGGTGACGACGACGAATCCACTCCGTTGTGTCTGGGTCGATATTGTCAAGTCGCTGCCACGGTCTCGTCGTGGCGATCCAGATCTCACAGGTGAACTGCTCTTGTATCGTCTTGAATAGTGTCCACGGATCCTCGTAGTGAGCCAGCCATCGCTTGTTGCCGCCTTGACGATAAGCCAGCTTGGCTTCACGGTACTCCGGTCTGGTCAGCCCAAGGTAGTCCTCGAAGTTACCTGAGCCATCCCAATCAGACCTCATGTCTCGATCAAAGTATCTTCCACAGAAAGAAGTGAACGCCTTGTGATACTCAGCCAGAGTCCCGTCTAGGTCGAACACTACGACCGGAAGTACCTTGTCCCCGCAGTGACTACACAACATCGCCCGCTCCCATCGGTATCTGACGCTCGTGACCGTCTAGCCCAGCCATCGCTCTCGCATTGAGGCAAGCTTCTCCGCCCATCTCGTATTCTTTGCACGCCTGCGGCCTATGGTCGTAGTCGCCACAGTTGTAGTTCTCTAGATGTCCGCAATCAGACCGGAGAACGTACCAGCCATAATGCTTACGCACCGAGATAACGGCCTCTCGAGGACTACGCTTTCCGTTCTTGTCGAGAACTTCCATCTTGATAGGAGCCGCCTGCTCGTAGTTCTTTGGTTTGAGCACTATCTTAGTTTCCATGAAACGACGATGCTGCTCATGCTCAAGCTCAGTCATCACGATTCCTGAGCCAGCCCGACAGCAGGCTGCGATACAGTTACCGCAGTCCACAGAAGTATCAGTCACTATTCACCGTCCTATAATCAAGAACTCCGCCACTTAGCTTGTCCATAGCAAGCCTACACAAAGTCCCTAGCTCACGCCCCCTGTTGCTGTTCTGCGAAACCTCCATTCGAACCGCTACTTCTTCCAGGAGTTGTCTAGTAGTTGCCAATCCTAATAAAGGCTTCTCTTCCTCTGGCGTATGAGCCCAAGCTACGATATCTATCTGTGGAGTGATGTAGGTAATCTTAGCACTTGCTATCTCATCGACCTTAGCCGTAATCTCAACTGACGTTACTCTGGTTGATAGATCTGCTCCTGAGTCTTGATCGATGATCCTCGTATCGTTGCTGAGACCTGTTTCGTTGGTGATTCGTAGCCTTCTATACATGGCTGCCCACCAGTGCGTCGATAGCTCCCTCGTATGCGTGATGCACGAGTTCCCCTTTCTTCCATCTCCCGTAGCGTCCAAGTTTGATCAGTCCAGGCCAGCAGGTACAGTTCGTCCACAACGGCTTGGTGATTCGTATTACCTTTCTGTCATGCGGGTGCCCCGGCCACTCTGTACCTGGGAATCCATAGATGCTTGATTGCCTGTACCAGAAAGTCTCCGGCTCTCCGTTCCACACAATCATATTCTTCTCTTGAGGCGGAGCCCAGCGAGGTCGTTGATCAATCGGAATCAAATCATCAGCGTCGAGACTGATAAATACCTCCTTCATTGTGAACTTGTGTTTGGGATTCATACAAAAATCCCTCAGTGGCAGCGTTGACATCACTGCCGCATACTCTCCGCTATCCAAGATCCTAGCGAGAATAATGGGGGTAATCTTCATATCTACAATGCGCCACCCCAGCATCTCCCACAAATGATTGTAAGCCTGCCGAAGATTCCAACAAGGATGCGGACCTTCTTCAAACTCGTCCCAAGAGGTAGACGCATTGGAACGATCATAGACCTTCATTGCATACCCTCGACCAGTGCCTTGCTTGATAAACTCTATGTCTCCATCAGGCTCCTCACGAGTTACTCCTGGAATCGAACGGTGCAAATACTGAGCACCCCCGATAGGGCTCGGCTTCCTCAAACTGAGTATGACAGGCTGGTAACCCACAGACCTGACGGCTGCCGCCGTTAACATCCCGGCAGGACCGCAACCCAGAACGATTACTTTGATATCGTTCACCTCCTCTAAAGTCCGGCTGCGATGTAAGAGCGACAGATAGAACATGGCTCATGCTCTTGGTGTACGATGCAGATCTCCTTGCACGGCAAAGGGAAGCAATGAATAGGACACACCTCTTCGCCAGCAAGAATGCGTCGGTAGATCGCCTCGTCTGCTGTTTGCTCGTAGTCTAGACAGATTGGCTCTTCTCCAGGACAATCACAACTCGGGAAAGCACAATCCCCTATTTCTCTTCGAGCATTGCTCATTCTATCAGCTCCCTCACGATGTCTCGTAACAATGGCTGAATGATGTTTTGCGGACCACCACGCTTTATCATTCTATACTCTGCTAACTGTTTCACAATACCGTCTGCAACATCGCGAGAAACCCCCAGGGTCTCCTGAATATCATTGCCACGAAACGAGTTTCCACTCTCGAATAAAAGATCTGCAAGTCCTTGTGTACGATGAATAAACTCCTTGGCCTCGTCGATTGATTGAGCAGCAATCGACACTCTCTTACGATGCAGTACACTGAGGATCTTGTATCCAAAGCTACTATTCCCGTACAAGTTATCGATGAACTGAACTGCCCCAGCGACATGCTGAGCCTTGACCAAAACCTTCTCACAACTATCATCTGTGCTAAAGGTTCGAGCAGCCAGAGCAGTAGCCAGTCGAGCAATCTTCATTCGCACGTTGGCAGACTGAATCAGTGGAGGATCCTCGATATATATCTCTCCAAGCTTCATCGCTGCCCGGTAGGTAGCTGCTACAGCACCCTTGGTCCACACGATCTGGTCAGCCCTCCGACTCCACGCCCACAATACCAGAGCCTGACACAACGCCGCCGAGTACTTCGGGTCAGACACGCTATGTATCTTGTTAATCTCAGACGTGTCTACCTCATCGCTGCGTACTGCCATGGCAATGTCAAATCGAGCGATGTCCTCAGAGTTCTCAATGAGCGGACGAACTGCATCGACCCCATAAGTGAAGTCTTCCATCTTCTTACTTGTGTACTTCTGTGGTCGGGGGTTAGCCAGCCAGAGAAGACGAGTGCGGGCCTGGACCTTATCGCTTCTTATTTTGGTGATTTGCGCCTCACCACTTGAACGTACCCCGGAAAGCTGGGCGAACTGGTCTGTAGAAAGACTACTCGCCTCATCAAGCGTGACCATACGCCTGTCGTTTTGTGGAATGACCCCCCAAGAAATCTCCCAGGTATTTCCGACGACCTGCTGCACTCCACCCAGAATCCCTGCGAAGGTTGCTCCTTCACAGTTAACCATCTCCCCAGCCTGATAGTGCATAACGAGAGAACTGGCAGCCTCAGATTTTCCTGTCCTTGTGTCACCGATAATGAGGGCGTCAAGCCAGCCCCGAGGCTCCAAAGTTCCGGCGAACGAAAAGGATAGTACGCTGTGATATACCAAGTCCATAAGGACGTGCATATCTGAGCGTCCGTAAATATGCGTGATATGTCTACTGAGATCTTCGGCAATGTCGTACGCTTTCTCTAGTGGATGAGCGTTGCCTTGAAATATCTCCAAGCCTTGTTTGATCTCTGGTGTTAGAACAAAGCTGTCGATACTTGTCTGAGCAGGGATTGTACGACTGACCTGAAACGTAGTTGCCTGCGTCTTTGGATGCGGATACAGATTACCTACCATCTGAAACACAGTGTTCGGGCTATCGATGTACGACCCCACCATCGTTACCTGTTTCGTTTCAAGCCTGGTCGTATCTACATGAGCATGATCTACACTGCTGCGCACAGTGACGAGACTGAGATCCCAGAACTCTTTGACATCTATATCTATCAAAGCGCACTTCGGGATTCCTATCACCTGACGAAGATTCGTTACAACCTTCATCTTATCTACATGTGTCATCTCTAGCAGGGTAGCATCGTCCGCCTTAAAGTTCAAGTCCATGCTGCCGCTGTGGCTGTTCATCGGGCAGGTAGAGCAGATCTTCCCGGCATCCTGGCCGCATCTCATCTCCACCATTCGTGGCGCAGAGTAGGGCGGTTTCTGTGCGCTTTGAAAGTTGACCACTGTGCTCAGCGTCTTGGATCCGTGTTTCTGTATGCTGTTAGTGTCGGCCAGCTCCACTTCAAGATACTCTGACTCTTCGGCTACCTTAACAGCTCGGATTAGATCTAGAAACTCTTCGGGCTCATGCCCTTCTACATGGAAGTAATCGGTGATATCTCGCCCATGTTTAAGTTCGACTCTGAAGGGTAACTTCACGATGCCTATGGACGACGCTACCTTGCGTAACTCACGCATGACTCTACGATTAGCAATCTGTCCATCACGATCCATATCATGACAGATGTAGATCGTCTTATCTACGAAGAGTTGATTCCACTCTTTCTTCCAGACCTTGGCGGCACCTGTACGAGTTATCGCAGGTATGCCGTTCTGTATGGCTATGAGTGCGTCCCACTCTCCTTCGCAGATGACGAGCTTATCCTGAGAGAGCTGCTCAATGGGAAAGAGAAGCGGAGTGTTATGTCCAGGAATCCCCCAGATTTTCCGTCTTTCCGACCCAGGGCGGAGATCGTAAAACCGAACATTTTGAAGGACTTCTTGATCGCCATAGATGGGTAGGGTGTAGATGAATCTTCCATATTGATGCCTCATTCCTATCTTGTTATGGATGATGGTTTCTAAGCTCAACCCTCTGGCTTGCCGAAACTCACCGAGAGCTTGACTGTTGGCTACTAGGGCGGCGTGCCACCCTGCTACGGTACCGCCGCTAGGCAGGGCAACAGGCGCCAGGACAGTAGTCCCCGGCGCTGTACCATTGCCGTTAGTAGCGGCTGTCGGGACAAAATCTGGGTCCTTTTGGTCAAGAATGCGTAACAGTTCAGAGACTGTACCACCCTGAAGACAGGCATGGCAGTACCACTTGTCGAGATCGAAGTTGATGCTTGCACTGCGTTTCTCGTCGGCGTGAACTATGCAGTGCATATTCCACTCGCCCTTGATGTCCGGGCCACCACCTTCTAAAAATGGGGCGAGAATCTCCTGGGGTTTTGTTTTCCATGGCATTAACTTCCTTCTTCCATACCGCTGGCTGAACGTTAACCAGGCAATCTACGAAGATTTTCCTTGTTCTTGCTGTCGTAGAACTCATGCTTCACTATCGTAAAGACCTTGTTGTATTCTCTGGGCTCCACTCTGGCACGGCCAGAAGAAAAGTGTTCAAGGTCGTCCAGCAGTGCGTCAGTGATCCGGAAGATCCAGTAGCAGCTACCGCTCTCCCAGGTGATGAGTTGTACGGCGTGCCCCCGTAGCTTCAAGTACGTCGTTTGAGCCATATCGTTAGTTCGATAGAACTCCTCAGGGTCTAGCTGTTGTTCTGCCACGCTCATGATCTTTCCGTCCTATGCTGGGTACCGGCCATTGTAACAGCACAGGGCCGGGACGCCCTGTTGGGCATATCCCGGCCCGGTACTCTTCAAACAAACGATACCGCTAGAACGGTTCCAAGTCATTCTCCCGCAGCGCAGCGATCAGCTTAACCTTGGTAATCGGCTTGACGGTGAGCTCCCTGTCCTGAACCTCCTGCTTGAGCTCGTCCAGCGTGAGGTCGTCGTAGCCGTCATCCGGTGCTTCGTCCTCGGCCTGCGCCTCGTCATCCGGAGGCTCAGCCTGCTCGGCATCGTTCTCCCGCAGACGCTCCCTCATAGCTGAGGAAGTTCCCTTGGGGTCAAGCTCACGAGCCTTGAGCTCTGTCCGTAGCTGGACGGCGGTCATGGATTCGTAAGGATCTTCCTCAGGCTCATCCGCAGGGACTTCATCTTCACCCTCACCCTTATCACCATCGATATCACCTTCGCCCTCGTCGCCTTCACCGGAATCACCGTAGTCCTCGTCCTCGTCTGGCGCAGCCATGACGCCGCCGACCTCAGCCCGATACTCATCGCTGAGGTTCTTGCCGCCTCGGACTCGCACCTTGACGATCTTGCCGATGAGACTATCTGAGTCGAAGCTGCCCTTGCGCTTCTTCTTGCTGGCGATTCCAACGGCCTGAAGGAACTGATCCATCTTCCACTGGGCCTCTTCGGAGAAGCTGAGGTAGTCCCACAGCGGAGCATTCTTATAGGGGTCGTCGAGAAGATGATAGACGACCTCCAGCCGGGGACGCTTAGGATCCGGCTTTCCGGTCTCCCTGCTCTTGGCGAAGCCGCTGTTGAGCTCAGCCACCTTAGCCCTGTATACTCCCGGCTTCGGAGGCTCAAAACTCTGAGTTGCCCGGTCCGGATCTGAACCAGAGACGTCGAACTTCACGATTCCCATCTAACTTACTCTCCTTCTGTTGTGAGTTATTGTCGTCTTGGGGTTGGTAGCTGGAGTTACCCTAGCCGGTGCCGCCCGCCTCACACCAACTGGCGGCGGGTTGCCCAGGTTAGGGAACTTACTTTGAATCCGCTTCATTACGGCAGGCATATCTGTATTTGTGAGTGTGCCCTGTAATCCACTCCAGCGAGATTTTGCATAGAACTTTCCTCTCTTTGTTACCGTCAGTTTCCTCTCAGTATCTCCTTCCTTATTACGAATAGCCGACAGATGACCGACTACATTCATATATCCGCACAACTTCTGACTCAAAGCGCCCTGCCCACCCTGAATCATAGGTGTATACAGAACGTGTCCGTCCTCATCTTCTGTCCGCATACAGTGAGCTGTCCATCCGAAGTGAATAGGTATAGCTCGGAAGTATCGGATATACGTTCCGACCTGATTCTGCACAACAAGATACTCGTGCATATCAGGAACCCAACGATTGCGGTGCGGTTTATCAGCGACAAGCTGCTCCATCACCTGATCCATGAACTGCTCTTGCAGCAGAGTCAGGTTGTCAATCCACACCCATTCGTATTCCTTGTACCCTTCGTGTCTCACGTATTCATAGGCTTGCTCCATATCCTCGATGGTATTGATGACCCACTTGTGAGCAGTGCTGCCTAGCTCAGCCGCAGCACTACTCTCGTCTGCATCGTTCAGCAAGAGAAGTGTCTTCGGTGTGCTGGCAGCTAGGACAGACTTTCCGACTCCAGGCTCACCATGAAGACAGATATTAACGAAGTATTCCTCTTGCTTGACGGGTGTTATCGCTTTAGGTCTTGCCATGCTTCCCTCTTTCGTAGTGCATCCCTAGATAGAAAGCAGCGAAGATAACAGCGAAGCCGAGTATTTCGTTCATGGAGCCTTAGGGGGTATGTCGGCCGTGCTGAACTTCACTGCATTCTGCGTTGGAATAACCTGACCTCGAGAAATGAATCCAGACACCAGGGCCAGTCCGGCAGCGATAATACCCATTTCTCCCTGACCAATGCCAAGAGCAACGCCCTCGGCCGTGATAGCGACAACGACAGCTCCGACCAGAACAGGTTCTCCCCTGAGGAATGCAACTATGCTTTTCATGGTTATTCCTTTCCCCACAGAGCTCTCATTTGATCGCTCGCCGTGGACTTTCTTGATTTTGTCGGCGGAATGTATACCGCATGAGACGCAGGTAGCGTCCCCTGGAACAATCGTACACCACAGGGTCCGCAATACACGCATCTACCTACCCTGTGCCACGGATGATCCTCGTGTGGCTTGATCTTGTTGAGCAGTGCGGCTGCTATCTCTTCGTCGGTCAGCTTTCTTCGGACTCGCTTCTTTATAGGTGGCACCACATTCACACCTCCCGTTGACGAAGTGATGATCCTCCGGACGAAACTGCGTATGGGTCTTCATTCTGCTGCTTTCTTCTTAACGACTCGCTTTCGAACGGGCTTAGGGACGGGCACAATGTACTCTGCCTCGCTCATTAGCTCCCGATATCGATCTACCCTTTTGACATCGTCATCTGGGAACTCCTTGTTCGCCTTTTTCCAAAGCTCGTAGGGCTGAGGCTTAGCTTTTGTCATCGCTTGGTACCGCTACGACGAGAAGTACGAGACGAATGATCTCTCCATTCATTCTCTGACCACTTCTTGCCTCTCGGGCGTGGATCTTGACGCCCCCTCATGCGACGACGAATCCTAACTGCCCCCACTGTCTAGCTCCTCTCTTTCTTCATGTTCTGCGTATGGGTCCCAGGTAGTGAACATATTGTCACACGTGCTTTCCATTTGCCCGACCTTTGATCATTATACCAGCAGCTTCACGCTTTCTACGAGCAGTCTGGGCTGCCACCATTTTCCTCTTCGTCTCTGCAGATACTGGTTTTCTATTCTTATGAGAATCACTTATTTTTTTCTTTTGCCTCTCGGTTAGAACTCTTCCTCGAGCTCTATTTCCGACCTCACGCCTACTAGTCTCAGACCATTTCCTTGGATGAACCTTAGTATGGCACCCCTTATGAATCGACACTAGATTCTCAAGGTCTTCATTTCTCCAACTCTCATCTTTGTGATGAACGACGACCTTGGAGAAATCATTGACGGCGACACCACAATAATAACAGATCCAAGGCCCGGTCGGATTAGCCTCATAGAACTTTCGCCGATAACTACGCCAAGTCATCCTCGACCCTATCTTCATGCTCTGCATAAGGATTCCACTGAGTATACATATTGTCAAGAATCGCCTGATAGTCTGACCCTACTTCGTGAACTTCGCAAGGGTCCCGAAATGGACAGAATCCGCAGTGCTTTCCTGGATTCTTATAGACGGCCAGCTTGCCCTCTCGGACCATTTGCATCTCTCGAAACTCGTTCAGTGTCCTGCGGAACACGACCTCCCGTTCTGGCTGTCCACGCATGACGGTCTCCCGCCGAAAGAACGGCGCTGGCTGCTTCTTGCTGACACTACCGTCCTTGTTGAGATGCAGACCCTCAGAGTTCTTAGGGCGAGTATCTCGCATCGCTTTGCGAATGAAGTTGTAGAGCATGAAGTCCAAGTCCTGATCCGGCTTCAACTGCCCTGTAGCATGGAGCCACATCGTACCGAACGTCCAGTACGAGTTCGCCTGCTCGTCTAGTGTGAGCGGCGCTCCGAAGGGAGAAGTGCTAGCAGAAGTTTTATGCTCAAATAGGCCAAGCTTCCCGGTATTAAGATCCTGTACCACAGCATCCATCTGAGAGACATAAGTGAAGAGATAGCGTCCATTCCGAGGATGATGGATATCCAACTGAAAAGCTTGCTCAGGTTTGATGATTTTGTATCGAGCATCTTTGCCGTAAGTATCGATATAGTGCTCAAGTATATCAACACCAAACAAAAGAGGGTCCAAATAGGATGGAGACCCAAAGTCTTCGTCCTTCCTTATTTTCATTTCAGGCATACCCGTTTGTAGCTGGTTGTCGTACAGGGTGGCATAGGTACGGGCCGGGTGTGGCCCCCTACGCTTGCCCGGGACGTAATACGCAGCCAACGCACGGTGGACAAGGTCGCCAAATCTCAGGGCTGTAGTCGGTGGTCCAATCTTGACGAGTCTATCCTCGTACGCCCAGAACCAAGCCTGGCGACATTCCTTAAACTTTGTTCTCTCGCTCGTCCTAAGTAATATCTCTTTCTTCATTCTCGCCTCTCATCGGGGGCTAATGTCGGGTGGTACGGTCCTAGTTCTCACACAGAGACAGGGCACCACCCGACCGGGACATGGTACTACACCGCCACCTCATCTAGCAACCTACGCCTGACGTCAAGCACAAGATCGTTGATATGCTGCTTATCCACATTGGTCTCCATGACGTATTCTTCTATCGTTCCCCTTGTTCGAATCGTATACACAGTGACCTGATGAATACGAGACGCACGATGCAATCTGTCTGCTACCTGCTCTTGGTCGTCCGGAACCCATGTCTCATCGATTACAATCATCGTATTAGCGTTGTCAAGCGTGATGCTGACACCACCCGCTGTGGTCGTCATGACAAGTACCCTCAGCGGGTCATTCGGGTTCTGGAAGGCTCGGACGAGCTCCGCTCGCTGCTCTGGCTTCGTGGCGCCTGTGAATCTGGCTGCCGGATACTTCTTCTGAAGAAGATAGTTGGTCACCATATCTACGACACTGCTGAACTGACTGCAAATGACGACCTGCTCGTCTCCGGCTGGCTCCTCTGGATCAATGCCAAGTTCGTTAAGCAACCGCTCGACGTGAGGCAGCTTAACAGATTGTCCTAAAACGGGTTTGAGAACCATCACATCTTCTGGATCTTGCCCAATATGATTGATAGTGCGTCGGGTCACGTCCTGCACCGCATCTGCGAACTGCTTCAGACGTGTATACTCAGCCAAGATACTCGTAGCCGAGATCTCCTCGTCAGCAATCTTGACAGCGGCAAGCTTCTCGAACTCCTTGTATTGACGAAACTGCTCTGGCAGATCTGTTAAGTTCGCCCAAACGTTCACGAACTGTTTGGGCGGTAGCTCCGGTGCTACCTCCGCCTTTGTGCGCCGAATAGCATAGCGGGCCAACATCTGGGCAAAAGCCTCTTCTCGTTCCGGTCGTATGTTTTCAATCGCTTTGCCGTACTGCGTACCGTCTCGCCCCATTCGATCAGTCACCGTAAGCCACTGATCAGCGAATCTCCACTTGCTGCTGAACTCAGTCGGATTCTCGAAGTGTAGCACTCCGTACAGCTTGATCGCCTTACCACCGATTGGAGTCCCGGAGATGGCAATGGCTTTCTCAGCCTTAAGATCGACCATCGCCTGATGTGTCTGTGTCGCTGTGTTGCCGAGTCCACACTTATGGAACTCATCCACAATCTTGTGCTTCCACTGAATAGCAAACAGCTCGGGATAGTTGGGAACTGCTATGGGATGCTCGAGCCCATTGCGCTTGGTCGGCCTGAGAATCTTGTAGCGCACCATCGCTGGATTGACTACAAGCCAGAATGCCTGTCCCTCTTCATACATCGCCTCAGCCTCTTCGAGCAACTGAATACGTTGACGAGGATCCTGCGTAGCAACGAGTACAGGGTATGGCTGCCAACGTTCTAGCTCATACTGCCAGACGACATCAAGACTAGATACTGGAGCCATTACCAACTGCGGTCCCTCATCCATCTTGGCTTCAAAGACAGCACCGATTACTTCGACGGTTTTCCCCAGTCCTGGCTGATTAAAGTTGCTGGGGCTAGGGTTCTGAGCCATAAATGCGATATCAGCCAGTTGGTACGGGCGGGTCTTGACGAAGTCAAAAAGCTCTGGCAGAACGATCGGAAGCGTGGTCAGTTCGGCAGATGTAGCCGCAGCAAGGGTTGTCAGAACTCGTGTTTCTTTCGTCTCCTTGACGTACCACTGAGAGAGACCCCTCTCAATCCGAAGGTCTTCTCCGAACTCTTTTCTCAGCATGTGACAAGCATCCACGTCAAGCGGAACGGTCCAGCTCGGTCCCTGCGGTTTGCTAGGTCCGGTGAACTTAGCCCCGGCTATGCGTTTAATCCTGACGTTGTAGTCCGGATTGTACGGAAAGAAAACACGGATTTTCTTTTTCATGAACTCGTTCTCTTGCGAGATACTATCGAGCTCCGCTGTTACAATCACTGTCTCCTCTTCTCTAGTATCTCCAGTATCTCCGCTGGATCAACTACTATCTTCCCAGTGTACTCGCTAAACCGTCTTTCGTACGTCCAGTTTACACCATACGTCTCCTTCAGTGTTTTGCCTAACTGCTCGACATGCTGTCTGGCCCAAGCCTCAAGTTCGACCTTCTCTTCAGCAGCTTGCTTCTGAGTGTACTGCTCGATATCTTCTTTGAGATGCCTTCCACACTTCGGAACTGTTGTGTAGATACTCCACTCTTCCTTTGGCCTAGCGGTGAGATTGCAGTCAGTACCATCCCCGTAGTTCCGAGCATTGCAGAACTCATTTGGCTGAGCCCTAGGTTTTCTCCAAAGAGGCTTCTCTACTTCTGGATTCTCCAGCTCGCAGTACGCCTTGTCCTCGCCATCAGACTCTGGGACATGCGTCCAGCGAGGAGTGAAGTAAGGTCGATGCGGAGTAGGCTTTCGATCGTAGGACATCTTGCCTTTGTTGAACTCTTCGACGACAGCGTTCTCTTCCTTTTGCTGCTGGCTAAGAGTCTGAGCTTTCCACCTTATCTTCTTCTGACAATGAAAGCAAGTAGCGTCCCTGCTACGAGGCTCACTCATCGTGTCTCTTGTCGAACATCACCAGACACGTCTTACACACTACGATCACCAGTTTTCCTCCTATGATTGAATAGTCTTCTACCTCTCCATCTCTGAGCATATCTTCTGAATCTGCCGGAATAGCGTGACGAATCTTAGCTCCACACCCCGGAACCATGTGGATCGTTAGGCGACCGTGTCGTCTAAGATTACCTACATATCGGAACTTCTTTCTTTGCATCCCTTTCTCCCGGTGGACGGGAAGGGCGGTACCGTTAAGCGAGTATAAGCGTAGGGACTCGCTTAGTGTACCGCCCAACCCCTCTACCGGGAGACAGATTTGATGCTCGTGGTCACGATGGTGCGGGCCTTGTCGTCGATGTCGGCGAAAGTCATCTCGCCATCCACGATCTTGCGCACCGTCTTGACCTGGCACCGCTCGATCTTTCCAGCGGAGTTCTGGTAGGTGACCTTCTTGCCGTTGAAGCGAGTCTTCAACTGCGCAAGCGTCCAGTCGCTGTAGGGCGTTTCCCGTGGATTGGGAAGTGCCACGGTCTCGGCAGCACCCGACGCCTCGCCATCAGAAGCTTTCTGCTTGGCGCTTCGAGGGGTCGTAGCTGTGCTGCCGTTCCCGTTCTCTTCTCCCTTGGGGTGCCTGCCACCCTTGCCGATCCGGAGTCCCTTATTGTCAACTCCGGTGGTGTCAGTGTACATCTTCCTGACCTTGGTCTCAGGCACGCCTACCCGGATGGCGATGATGCCCCAACTGATGCTGTCCTCGTCCCGAAGAGCGACGATCTTCTCGGCGAGATCTTCCTCGTTCTTCCAGGACACCTTGTCCTTGGGATCGAGAGTTGCCTTGAAGTACAGCACCGTCGCCTTGCCCTGGCCGATCTCGAGCTGCTCGGCGATCTCGGCCCACTTGAGGCCTTGCTCGTCCTTCATCTCGACGACCTGCGCTGCCAGCTCTTCGTCGTCCTCGCTAGAATCAGCTTCGGCCTCGACCTCTTCCGCTGGCTTCACTTTTGTTCTCGCTGCCATCTATCCTCCTGTGCTGGGTTGGTTGCTGACACGAGTCTACCAGACAAGTCCAGCTCATGCAAGACATTTGTCTCCCTAGTTGAGCCTACGACTGAAGGACTCCAGAACACCAAATACCCGCTGTAGTTCGAGTCGGTTTGGGTCTTTGGTGTCCGTCTTGATGATCTCATCGTCTAGACTCTTCAGCTTATCTCGAACTATATCTCGCAACACTACCCCTTCAGTGAGATTCATCTTCAGCATGAATTCCATTTTCACCTTCTCTTTCCTTCAGCGAAGTTTGGAATAGTATCCTGCGTATTGCCAGGACCGCCGTGACATTCGCAACAGCATACTATAACGATCCCTTTGTCCTTTCTTTTGTAGACCCCCTGACACAAGCGATGACCTTGCTCACGCTGTAGTCCGCCACACGAACCAGCCCGTATCAGATGTAGTTTGGGATCAGTGTGGCCGTCTGCTTTTGATCTGCAGAGCAACGCCTTGTCCTTGTAGTTGATCTTGACCCCTAGAATGGCCTGAGTCAGATGCCTACCGCACCGCAGGCACCTACCCCTGTCTCTATCTGCCTTGAGCAGACCCTTCCCGCATTCACATCTAGCCATGCTTCTTTATCTTCCTTCTCGCTATGATCTCTATAAGCTCCTTCTGACGATCCTCCAGCATCCCCAACTTGAACCTGATCTCACCTAGCTCGGCCTCTTCTGGAGAATAGTATTGCCCCAGATAATACCGAAGATTCTTCCAGTGGACGATTCCGGCCCACGGCTTATTGTAAGATACGTTAGCCTTGTTAGTAGATCTCCGGAATGTGGGCATCTAGCCATTCCATTTCCGTATCTCTGCGATTACGCAGTACGCCTTCGCCATCTTGGACATTGCGACCTTCACGTCTAAATCCTCTGTCTGTTCTGCAAAGCTCATGCAGGCTTCGGCCTTTTCAACTGCCTGTCTTGAGGTCATTTATCGCCTGACTTCTTTTGATAGCATTTTTCTCGCTCTCATCTATCGCTACGCTCCTCTTGATTACTTCTCCGGTCATGTAATCTATTACCTTGAAATCCTTGTCTTCTCTGTCTTGTGTCGCTCTGTCTCCCCATCCAAAGGCAGCAACAAGATTGCTGAAGTGACTGGGGCGAAGAGGAACTTCTGTATCCGCATCGACCACGACGTAACGTGCCTTGAAGCGAGGGTTAGAGAGTTCCATCGAACGCTTCTGGACAGTAATCGTCGAGGATAAGTCTGTTCTGCGAAACGTAAGCGACATGCCAGTCGTCTCGACTGGTACTGCCTTCTGGGACAATGACGATTCGATCGCCAGTCTCAGGAAGAGAGGCGACTTTGATCGTAGTGAACTTTCCGAACTCAGCCTTGATGGCTTCGTCCCATGTTGTCATCAGTTGTTCTACATCAGTTGCCACTAGGCAGTCCTGTCCCTGGAACCATCATGCCCAGCTTCGTCATGCGAGCAATCTCCAGTCCTTGCTTGAAGAAGTTTTCTGCAGCCTCTGCAGCCAGAAGATATGTGAGCGGGCCGAGCGAGGTGACGATTCGAATCGCCACAAGCTTTCGTCCATCTGCAGATACCCCTTGACCACACGCCCAGACTGTGGTCGTCTCCTGTACGCCCTCGGGCTGATTCTCAGGCGTCGGCACTATCGTCATCTTCGTCCCTTTCTTTTGAAATAGCGTAGTCTTCGCACGTCGGGCACCAGCTACGACCGAGGTCTGCTGGCTGGCGAACCTTGGTCCCGCACTTCTCATGAACCCAAATCGTCATTGGGGTTTCCTCCATCTAACGGCAGTGTGGTCGATCTCGTGCATCGCTAGAGTTACTGAGCGTTTTGCCTTGATAGACAGCAAGTAGTCCTGAACAGCTTCTCGGCACGCCGTCACGTCACCATAGTCATCCACGATGATGAACCCACCAGGCGCTACTTTATCGTACAGGTTGCTAAGAGAGTCGTAAGTTCCCTCGTACATGTCTCCGTCAATCCGCAATACGGAGATCTGTCTCTCGTCACCCTGTACCTTCGCCCAGGTCGGACAAGTGTCAGCGAACCAACCCTTCACCAGAGCCCAATGCCAAGGCTGAACGTGATATCTCTCAAAGTTGTTCTTGACCTCTTCGATTCCTACGGAGAACACGTCGTTCCAGGTGTGGTGCTTGTCTTTAAGATCCTGAGTATAGCGACCGCCTTTGGGTAGTCCTTCGAAACTGTCAAAGCCCCAGGCTATCCTCTCTTCTTGATTGTATAGTTCGAACAGCTTGGCAGCCAAGATAACGGTGCCGCCTCGCCAGATGCCGCACTCGACGTAGTCCCCCGGAATCTCATGCTTCATCACTGTTAGCAGATTGTCCTGAAGATCTGCTAGGCGCCGCTCTCCTATCATTGTCTCGGCGTGCTGGGGCCAATCTCTACCACGCTCTCGCTTGAACGGGTCATGCTGCGCCTTGCTGATCACAGCGCCACCCTCGGGCGGACACACAGCGAAGCTACCGTCCTCGAAAATACCGCGAGTCAGGCACTTGCGGAGAAGATACAAGTATTCTCCTCGAGCCTTACTCAAATCACCCATCACGCCCTTTTGTTCATACACGGCTTCTCCCTCCCTTCGACTAAAGGGTTGATCTCCTTGATCCAAGCTTTGGGGAAGGTCTGCGTACCGGCTGCCGGACGAGCGTCCCAGAAGGTATCTTCTATACTCTGCCCAAGGTAACGAAGAATGCTGTAGCGAGGGTATCGCTGCGTCGGAGACTGATGGGTGATCCGGTATGGCTTGCCGTTCACAAGATCTGGTAGCTCTACTTGTGGTCGTGTCATCAGATGTCCTCTTCTGCGGGATCGTGAAGAACGACATCAGCGTCCACTCTGTCAGGACGAACATGCTCGCACTCAGACGGGTCGTCCGGATCTGAATCTGTATAAAAGGTCTGGCATTGTTTACACCAGGCACCCTGACCTAATAGTTCCATTATGCCTCTGCCTCCTTGTTAGAGTCTCGGTTCTCGACCGCATCGTCTGTCCCACCAATCCATTAGCCCTTCTCCGATCTTGACACCCAAGTATGCGGCGAACGGCATTAGCAGAACTGCCCCAGAGTAAATCAACACTGGCGCTGACATCAGGGCTCCTTATATTCGTGTCTAACTGTTCCGTCGGGATACAGAATGGTGTAGGGCTTACCGACCTTGATCGCATACCGTACCGTGGCCCATGTCCCGCTACGCAGTACCATTGTGCGCCCGCTAGGCGCCGCCAGGAGCAGTTCGCAGGCGTCCACAATGGCGTGGTTGCGCACTAAGTAGGGCTTTGGTTCCAGACAAGTATCGAAATGGTATTTCCGGAGAGGAAAGTACGCCCTGGCCTTTGGGTTCTCTGGGGGATGCGTAACGATTTTTTCGATATTGATTCCAGCCGCTAAGATAGAAGCCTCCTCATCAGCCCCGATGCAGTCTCCGTGATGAAACTCATCTATGACATCGAGCATATTAAGAAAGCTTGCCCGTTGCTGCGGGGTCATGCCGTTTTTCGTTCCTGTGAAGCCTATTATCATATCGCTCCTTCGCTCCTTCGCTCCTTCGCTCCTTCGCTCCTTCGCTCCTTCGCTCCTTGCCTAGTCGTGCAACAGGGCCAGCTTAGCAGGCGTCACTATCTTCGCAAGTTTTGCAGATCTTCTTGTTGGGATTGTCGTCAAACTCTTCTCCGCATTCTTCGCAAGTCGGATCGTCCGGCTCGTCCGAGAGATAGTTGTCCGGATCGTAATCTTCTCCCGGTTGAGATGGGTAGTCCCAGCCAAGCACTTCCCCCGCTTCGTTTCGATAGATCTGCGCTCCTGGTCCTGGAAACATGCTCATTCTTCCTCCTATCTTCTGTACTGTGCTAGGAGAACTATTGCTACGCCGATCAGGACTCCAAGAAAGGCAATCCCTATGTTATCAGCGAAAGCACTTGCTATCATTCTTTCTCCTGACTGGGGTCAAAAACGTGAAACACCAGCTCTCCCTTAAGGAACTGAAACGTTCCCAGATAGCGACCAGGATTCTCAGGCATGGGATGACCCGTACCGTAGACCTGGAACGTGCGCTGGACTGTCGGGAGGCGATGATCGACCAGGGCGTAAATCACCGCCTCTCCACGAACCATCTGCACGCTCAGTACCTTTGCTTCTCTAGGCATACTGACCTTGCCATTGTTGCCGCCCCTAATGTGGTTGGTCAGCAGATACTTGTAGATCGTCTTCATTACTTTCCCCCTCCGACTCTACTAAGGCGAGAAAGAACTCGTCGCCACAAAGGCTTTCGCCACAACTTCCTCCGCTTTCGTCTCATTATCCTCCGATTCCTTTCTGACCGGGGAGGTTGTTACGAGGGCCGATCAGGTCAGCCTTGTTAGCAGCATCACGACCTCGACTGTAGGCCGAGAAGTCAACCTTCTTCTCAGCAGGCGCCCGGTATCTGACAGGCTTACGCATTTGCACGCAGAATGGTCGCTTGCACTTCGCATCCCGGCACCGCATGTGATGGCAGACGTCACACTCGCAGTCAGCCGGATGAGGTGCCTTGGGCCGCTGGTTGGGGAAGAGCTTGTAGAGCTCCTCGAGCAGGTCTTCCTCACGACCCCGCAGGACGAGAGCCTGACCGGCTGTTGTGGCTTCGTCCATGTCACGAATTCTGGAGCGAATTCTCCAGACGTAACCCTCCATAAAGTTCCGACGATACGTCTCTGGATTGCTGTAGATCCGATCCCGCCCCTCGGACTTGCAAAACTCAGTGTACTCCTTGGTGAAGCGCACCCCGATAGGTCGAAAGATCAGCTTACGGTACCGTTGGGTTCCGACAACGATGTCGCTGGGGTATGGGTCATGTTCCGGGACCTTGGCCTGAGAAAAGTGATCAGGGAAGACCGGGACCAGCATCTCGTAGATGCGCTGCCACTTGAAACCGGCTTCCTTCAAAATGGCAAGGTTCTCGAGATAAGTCAGATTGGGGTCGGCGTGAGGAATCAGGTTAAGCTGAAAGTGCAGCCTGATATTGGTGAAGAGCAGGTCCAGGTAGTCGATGTCCGACTCGTAACCCACCAGCTTCGCCCTCCGCCACCCCAGACTCCCGAGCTTGACCCGACAATGCTTCGCCAGGTCGTAGAAGATCTCGTGCAGCCGGTCGTCCAAGTTACGATCCGTGGACTGCCCGTATTCGTACTCTCGCAGAATGGGCTTCTCACGTGTGCTGGCTGGTTTAGCGAGCTCGAGTTCCCAGCTCTCGATCACCCACTTCGTCATCATCTCGTCCGCTTTACTGAGTAAAGCGTCTCGCTCTGCATCGAAGGTTGTGCTAGCGGCTTTATCTAGCAGAGCACGAATCTTCCGCATATTATCTTCTCTAGTGGCTGCCATTACTTGATCACGCAGACCTTCCGCAGCTTGTCGTAGCGAACGTTGAGAGTCACGCCCGCTGGCTTATCTTCCTTGTTGATGTAGCCTTCCTTGCGGAAGTCCTGGACAAGGAAGTCGTTACCGGCCTCCCAGGCAGCCAGAACAGCGGCCTTGTTTCTGTAATCCCTGCCATAAGCAGGAACGGCACTAAGGTACTCTGGCATCTGTGTTTTACTCTCCTATCTGTTATGCTAATAGACAGTCTACACCCCAGGGTCATCTTCAAGCAAGTGGTGATTAGTTTTACGCTCATCTTCGACGATCAACTCACCGACTCTCAGAGAGAGTTCTCGACAATCACGAGAGACTTGACTGGCTAGTGCGAACAGCCGCAGCAGGTCTGCTTCAAGTTCTCGTAGCGTCGTCACTTGTCGGTCATGGGCGTCATGTCTTCTTTGAGAGGTAGGTGGCCGTCCTTCGGCATCGGAGCGGCCATCTTGCAGTCGGGACAGACTGCCATTTGCTTCCCGCCAAGATCCTTGCTCTTCACGGTCGTCTTCATCATCTTCTCACTGGCACAGTTCGGACACATCATTTTGGGGCCTCCTTGGTCGAGTGGTTAGAGTATAGTAGCAGGCACGTCCCACAGAAGGGCTTTTGCTTCTTGTCATCCGTCCGAATAGCCATCGTCGTTCCGCACTTCGGACACATCTTGTCGATCAGTTTGATTCGACCTGTCATTCTCTATCTCCCTCTTTGCTTGTTCGATCTCATCGAGCGTTGGTCCCCAGCAAACACCGTCGTAGTTCGGAGGATGACCATTCATCCTATGCAAGACCCAAGCTCGTTGTCGAACTTTATTGATTGTCATTTCACCTCTTTAGCTTCTGCCGTGGCGGTCGGGTAGAGTGTCTGAATGATTCTTAGTGCTTCCGTGGCAGTTGTACTGCGGTAGTAAATCGTTTGCTCCCAGACCTCATGTTTGGGATCGCTCTTCAGAAAGTCCAAATGAATGCGCCACATTCTAGTAGGGGTAGTAGGGGTGATCAATCTTGGTGATCCAAAATGTCGAAGTGGTCTCCGTGCATAACGTAGGTCGGATTCGGACCTGGCCCGCCGTCCCTAGTGATCTGACCCATAGCCATCATCACGGACAGAACATCTTTGATCTTGCGGGCGTTGTCGTCTGGAGAG